TTTAGTATCAAAACTTTTCTTTTGTAGGTTCCATCTACCATAAAAAGTTTGACTTGCTTTTCCTGTGATAAACCAAGGTTCTAGTTCTCTATTTTTACCCGTAGAGTCTTGGTTAAGTTTTTCGGTATTCTCAACTTTAATTCCGTCGGGCCCATTTACCTTCATTCCTTTATAGAGTTGTCTTACGTTAAAACCAAATCCATTACTCACTCGTTCACCAAAATAGTCATTTACTTTATATTTGCCATCTTCTACACCATCAACACCAAATGTATTGTTTTCACTTAATTTGCTTAATTCTGGTAAAACTACTTGTGCTAAAGCTTCAAGTGCTTCTATTTCGGCTTGTTGTAACATTTCTGTTCGATTACCATTACCCTCCTTTACCTCTTCATTTATATTTCCTGTAGCTTTTAATGGGTAGGCTGTTGTCCAAACTTTTTTGGTTACACTATTACCTTCACCATTAACTTCTTTTATTAATATTTCTACATCCTCTCCAAGGTCAGTGGCTAGATACTCACTCATCCAATCCTTTTTAAATTTTTCTTTTAATTTGTCTAGGGTTTCTTCATACCTTAATTTATCCGTAGTTGTTGTTAAGTTTTTTTGCCCATATAATTTTCCTAAATCTTTATCTAATGTTTTTACTTTTTCTATTAATTCTACTATGGTGTATTCTGGAAAATCATTAGGTATTAATTTAGAGTCTTTATATATTTTATAGACATTTCTCATAATCTGTCTTCCTTTTGTTGATGTTACGTTTCCGTCACCATCTACTCTTGTGGGGTACATATAAGGTGCTGTAACACATTGATGCATGTTTATATCACGTAAAAGGGCAATGTGGTTACCTTTAAAATCACAAGTTATTAAATAGTCACCACTACTAGGGTCGAATCTTGATACAAATTTTTCCAGAGTTAACTGATACTGAACCGCTTTACCATAATACCCTTTAAGTGTTAGAAAAAATGTTGGGTACGGTAGGTGAAAAAATGCTGTGTATGGTGAGTTAGTTTTTGCTTGTTCAAATAATGTTTTACCCCTAACGTCCGTAAAGTTTATACTTACTTGTGGTATATAGGAAGAATTAACCTTAACACTTATAGATGTGATACCAAACCCACCAAAATCTTTATCATTATCAAAAACTCTAGATGGTTTAACACCGTTTTTATCACTTTTTTTACTTTTACCAAAATCTGGGTCTGTAAATCCTTCTGTCCAATCTGAATCTAAATTCTTTTTACCACCTGGTTTTAAAAAATTTAATTCACCATCAAATAAATCTACTTTTATTTCATCACCCGCAGCTGCACCAGCAATAATTTTACTTCTTGGATAAATTTTTGCTGTTAGGTTGGCGTACATTACTAAATCTTCGTGATTGACTAGTCTATCTACGATTTTACCATTGGAGCCCATAACTTTATTAGGGTCAACAACAACTAAATTGTTACCTACTGGGTTTGTAAAAACATCTCCGGAATTTAATTTATCTGCCATAGTAGAGGAAGTGTTGGTCTAATTTTGATTTATAGTCCTCTAGTGATTGCATTAATGGGAATGGTATTGTTATTATTGTACCATCTGGTATATTCCATTCTTGTCCACCAAATGTTGGGTTAGACTGCATAATTAACCAACCATAGTATGGTGAACCGTAGTATTGTTGTGAAAATTTATCTAATCTACTTTTACCAGTTTTATATACCACTTGTCTATCACTAGATTTTGGTGCTAGTTTTATGCCTGGTACCATTATATAATCACCATTAACAATAAACTCATTATATCTATTATAGTAACTCATAATTTTTAACTAATATGTAATTGTCTTTCCAATTTAAAATTAAATTTATTATCTGGTACACCCCCTTGTCTTTGACGTAAATTATCCCTAACTAGGTTTTGTGCTGTTGTTCCAGTTGTTATACCAAACTCAACATTAAAGTCACTAGTATAATTACTTAATTGCCCATCTAGTACTTCATAACCAGCAACGATACCATTAGTTATTCTAGAATTAAAAAACCTAAGGTCATAACCAATCCAACCCCTAATTATGTCATTTAACAATGGTTCAAACCCTCTTTTAGTTTTTACTTTTATACCTTTAAACCCACTTTCGTCTATTTTCAATAAATTATCATAGAGTTGGCTATCTCTAAATCTTATTAATTTTTTTAATTCGTTCTCATAATTGCCATCAAAAGTAAATAATAAACTCTTATTTGTGTAGATATGATTGGAAAAGAAAATATATTCGTTACCTGATGGGTAATCTCTATTAAATGTTGGATTAACATATTCACTAATATAATTACCTATACTTGCACTATCTGCTGTGTATGCTTGTATTAGTGTGGTGGTTGATGATGTTAGTTGTTGTACCACAACTATCCCACCAAAAGTGTTTTGAAAATACCCATCGTAATTATTTACTGTTATAAAATTTAGTTTGTCTGCTGTTGTACTTAAATTATTTTGTAACTTTCTTAAACTATTAACTACGGATATTAAATTATTGTTTATATATTCAAATTGATTTTCTAATACTTTATTTAACAACTCTTTTATATATAGTTTTTCATTATCTGTTGGTGATAAGGTGTTAAAGTTTGTTTGTATTGTTGTTGTTTCACTACTAATAGCTATTTTTAATGTTGTGTAGTAGGTTGATACCCTGTCTAGTAAGTCTTTTGGTATACCCACTAAGTTTGTTACCCCACCACCAATACTATTGTTACCACCTAACATACCTTCGTGATAATTTCTAGAATACATTAATTCTTCTACTAAACCCATACTATTGTATAAAAATAAATTTTGTATTCTATTCTTAACATCTAGTCCATAGGCTTTACTACTACCAACAAAGGTATTTAAAGTAGTTTTATAATTAGTTGTCCCTGTCATTTTTTAATTTTTTATGAAAACCAATCATTTATTTTATCAGTCGCTTTATTTGTAATCCAATCATAACTATTAAACTCTTCTGGTTCGTCACCAGTATTAACTAAACTATTAGGGTTATACATTTCTGTATTAGCAAAATAATTGTTAGATAAAGCATTTTGTAATTGTGAGATTGGTGATTTAAGTCCTTGACCTCCGATATATTTAAAGTTGAGTGAGACCGTTGCTATCATAGGTTGTACACCTATCCCTTCTGGATTTAAATCTAATATTAATGGGTCATAACTAAAACTAACAGAATCTATAGCTATTTTTGTGTGGTAAAAATCACCTACTCTAAGAACACATATTGGTGGTGCACCAAAAGCCGTATTTTCAGCGTCTAAGTTTTCTAACCCTCCCTCTGTTTGTGTTGGGATGGTTTTTCCTGGTCTAGTACATTGTAATAGAAAAGATAGTCTATTATTTAAACCTTCTGGTGTTGTAGAATGGAATGATGGATGAAAGTATTGTAATTTTCTTTTTAAAGAACTATATAAAAATTCATCAGTAGTTTCTAAATGTTTAAAATAATTTTCTTCACCCAACAACTTACTTAAAATTTTAGTTTTTAATTTAGCCTGATTTTCTTCCTGATTTGTGGTATTGTTTTTAAGTGTGTTTTTAAATTCTTCTGTTACACCCCCACCACCTTCGGCTACAGTTTCTGTCCAAGTATCCCAGAATGTTTTTGGGTCACTTGAGTTTTCATCTGTAGGTTCCACAGCATTGTCAGGACCTGGGTCTGTATTTGGTGGTGTTGGGTTGGTTTCATTACTATTTAAAACTTGGTTTATTTCGTCTGGTGTTAAAAATTCATATTTTTCAGCTAATTCATAAACATCATAGTTTTTACATCCAGCAAAAAAAGCTTCTAAAGCTGCATCAGCAACACCGTCTGGTGTTTTAGCTAGTTCTTTTTGTACTATAGCGTTTAATATAGATGGGTGGTCAACTACAATTTTAAAACCTAATGTCCCAATTCTTTCAGTATAGTTATAAGCGTAAACTGGTTCTGGTCTACCTAAAAAGTTAATTGAATTCCATTGTGCTGAGTTTGTATCACCAATACTTATGTCGTATGGTGGAAACCACATAATCCTTCCACCATTTGGCCCTTTCTCTGCCTTTGGCAGGTTTAGTAACTCTTCACTCCCCCTCCAAGCTAAATTTTCAATAGAAAACATATATTTTTTAACATTTTTTTCTTTTGCTTCCGTATCTACATTTATACCCATATTAGGAGCTATGTTTAAATTAAATGTATCATTTAACACAGAACTTTCTTTACCTAGTTGGTTACCTTTAAACCTAACCATATTATTAAATTTATAATATGGGTTATCTTTGGTCCAGGTACGACAGAATTCTCTTTCTTGTAATGAACCAAAAATACCTTCGTCTACAAATTTAACCCCAGAACCTTTAGATATATTTTTGTACCCATCATTAAATATTTTAGATGTTTGGTCTATTGCATGTCCAGCGTGTTTTCTTCTTGCACCACCCATTAATGGTGCGGAATCTATAAGTTTTTGTGTTTCGTCTAATAAACCACCTTTTCTTTTGGGTTTTTCTGATGATTTTGTAGTTAACATTTGTGGTGGTGCATTTAAAGACGCAAAAGATTTGTTACCAAACCAAGTCCACCCAGCTGATAAACCACCACCATCCATATAAGTCTTACCCATAAGACCAAAAGTTTGGAATAACCAAGTAGCTCTTCCATTTACTGTTTCTAATTCTTTTGCCAGTGTTGATGGTCCATATACCAAAGCTCCAGTACTTCTACCAAATTCGTCTTGTGGTACAGCGTCTAATGGACTTTGTATTTTTCCTGGTTCTGATTCTTTAGAGCCAACATAATAGAATGGTACTACCTTTTCTATATTACTAGGTAATGGTACTTTACTATAATCTGGTCTGTAAATATTATATTTTAAAGCTTGGAATAGTGATGATTGTTGTTCTTCACCAGCATACTGTAAAAATATATCACTAGGAATTGGCATATTAGTCGGGCTAGTTGGTATGCCTAGTCCGTTTGAAAATATTGAGTTTTGTATGGCGTTTGCAGTTGCTGTTATGTTTGGAGCCAACCCACCTACATAATTAATCTGATTTAATTGTAAAGCATTTATATCTGGTACAAATGTTGTTTGGAAATAGTTTCCTGGAATGCTAGAGTAACCATAATATAGATTGGTTATTCTGGACATGAAGTCCGTACCCTCTAGTATTTTATCTCCTGGTGTTCTACTAATGTTAGAGTCAGATGACCCATCCACACTAATATCAAAATCGTACTGGGATTGTATACTCCCTAGGTTTCTACGTAAATGACCAGCTGATACTTCAGTTAACTTACTATCATTTAAAATTTTATTGTTTAATGTATTAACGAGCCCATTAGTTATGTTTACCGTTTCTAGTATTTCAGCTGGTGTATAGTTAGACGATACAAATGACTGAGGTGTAACAGTATTTGGTGCGACATATCCTTGTCCTGTTCTAGGTAGTACTTTATCAACATCAATTAATTGTACATCCCTATAACCACCCATTGGACCATATTTATTATCTAAAAATAAATTGGTTTGTGGTTTTGTCCCACCTTCAGATACTGTATCTTGGTCTATTACAAATTTATCAGATAAGTAACTATAGTTTGTGGTTCCTGGTTTTTGTATTCCAAAAGATGGTGTCGTTGGGTTTGAGTCCGCCATATAAGAACTTTGCAAATTTTTTCCCAACAAAAACTTTCTTAAAATTTCTGTACTAGCAATAGATATTTTATAATTGCCTAATCCATAAGGATTTTGTGAACTAGAATTGTTTGGTGTTGCCATTTTCTTTTTTAATAAATAGAATGCTACTTCTTTTTATGCTGTTGCGTTGGATAGCATCATGCTTAGGTTTTGTAAGTCACCTGAACTTAATTGTGAGAGTAATCTTTTAACGTTTACTGTCGCGTTTTCTCCCTCACCTTTAACAGTTAACGTACCTGTAAGTTCTATTGGCCCGGTTTGTCCTTGCACTCTAGGGGTGGTACTCATATTATTACTAACATTATTGATTTTATTGGTTATATCACCCCCTTGTCCACCATCTAACTCTGTACCACCTAATATAAGGTCACCCTCATTAAATTTTACTGGTGCCTGACCTGGTCTTAAAATAAAGTCATCAGCTTCGATTGCTGGATTTTGTGATGGTGTAATTATTCCCATTCTTTGTAAACCATCTAATATAGCTTTACTTGATTCATCCGTTATACCTGTGGGTGGATTTGCTGAAAAATCTGCTAGGAATTCTTTCATTTTACCCTCCCCTATCAAATTTAGTTGTTTAGTGGTTAGTAATTCCATACTTTCTCCAAGTTGTTGTGATAAACTGGCCATTACCATCCCTTCAGTATCACCACCACCTTCCCTTACTAGTTTTCTTATTCCAGTATCAATTGTAGCTAAATATTGATTTGCTTTTTCTGCGACTGTAAGTTGTTGTGCATAAACTTGACTGTCGGTCATACCTACAGTTTTTAACTCACCTATTTCTTCAGCTGTTAGTGAATCTAAATCCACCATTTTGTCTAAACTAGGTATTCTAACTTGCATTTCACCACCCTCACCCATTTGAGCCATGCCAGCTATAAGTTCTTTATCTTCTTCTGTTACATTGTTTAAAAATTCCATTTCAGAAAAAGCCTCTGCTCTTCTTGCTGATTTAACAGCTGTATCAGCTAAGTCTTGGTACGACATACCCATAGCTTCCGCCATATCTTTTAACTGTCGTCTTTGTTCAGGTGATATTACAAATTTACCTTTGTCTTCATCAAAAGTTACTGCAGCTGCAGCAGTATCTATTATGGCTTCCTGTAGACCTTCTAGGTCATTAGTAGCCATATACATTAGTTTAAATGGGTCTTGTAAATCACCAACAGCTCCACCTATTACTTGCATTTGTGCTGCAAAATCAATCGCACCTTCTGGGTCAAAGAATTTGTCGGCTAATGAAGTTACCGTACTCATTTCTAATCCTAGTGCCTGACCCCTAGCTACCATTCTAGCTAAACCTTCAACACCACGTTCAAATCCATAGGTATTAACTAACTTAAGTTGGGATGTTACGTTTCCTAGGAATTTTTCCATCACCACACCAAACCCTCTTCCAGTCTCAAGTATTTCACTCATGGCATTATTTGATTCATCCACACCACCAATCGCTTTATCTAAACTAAAACCTATATCGTCAAATCCTTTAGCAAAATCTGAAGCGTCAAAACCTTCTAGTGTTTTGGTTAATAATGCTGCTCTTTCTGTTACTTCAGGTGAAATTCTTAATTTTCTACCAACCTCTAGTGTTATCTCTTTAAATGTAGTAAATAAATCATTTACTGTTAATGCAAATCTTGAAGCTGATTCACCAGCTTCATTTAACTCATTAATAGTGTCAAATAACTGTTCGTTAGACATTCCAATACTTTTAGAGATGTCTACCCTTAAAGTATCTTCTAAAGCTAACATATCTAATATAACACCCATGTTATCTTGTATAGAGGTGGTATCAGTACCGATAGCTGTAATTGCTGTTTGGAATTTTTCTAGGTCTGAAAAACTGAGTGAGTCTTTTGGTGTTCTGGTTTGTGCCAGCTGTTCTGGTATTTTACCAAAACCTTCTGCTTGAGGTCCTCTATTATTATCGGGTGGGTACCCTACTGGTTCCCACTTACTATTCTTAGTGTAAGATAGTCTTACACCATTGTTTACTTTTTCATCACCTATCTTTGGCATAATATTAAACTATTTCTATATAAATAGTTAATTATATGTTTTTACTTTTGTTTTTTGCTTGTTCGATAGCTTGATTTTTCTTTTCAAATTCTTCTACTAGTTTACCAATGTAGAATCTTCTTTCAAATGTAGGCATTTGTAGTAAGTCAGTATATGGTATATGTAGGTGTCTCATTAAGAAGTAAAACTCTGACAACAGGGCATTCCTATAGCCCGTAGAAAGGACGAAAAAACTCAACACCCAATGAAACTGATACTTTCATTTCTTCTCCTGATGGTGTGGTTGTCGTAACATTTAAATCCAATGCTGGGGTATTATTTTTGACCATTTTCCTAACGTCTTGAGCGTCTTTAATAGGCATGGTTTGTATAAACTGTGCAATTGTCATTCGGTCTCTTGTACCATCTACTTCAACTAACATTTTTTCTAGTTGTTTTGTCATAAATGGATTTACTGGGTCATTTTTATGAGACTCGTCAATTTTTCTTAGGTCTTCTTGGTCAATAGGTGTTAAAAACTTTAGTTTTGATTTCTTTTTAGATTTTTCTAAGTAGAACTCAAATTCGTTTTTATCATCCAATTCTATTGTAACATCTCTTGTTTTTAAAATAGATAAGTCCAAGGTGGTCTCAAATTCAATCCCTGTTTTTGGGTCTTTTAATTTAACTGAGTAATCAGACCCAAAAGCTGTGTTACGTAAAAAAACCAAAATAGCTTGTTTATCACATTCTGGCATATCACTAATTTGGATATCCTTATCTAAAACTTTTTTAAGTATTAGTTGATTTACTAAATCTCCACTACCCTGAAGTGATTGTGAAGCTAATAGATTTTCGTCTGAGGCATTAAGGTAGGTTACTTTTACAGATTTTTTCTTATTTTTATAGAATATACCCTCTGAAGGTAGTGTTACTACGTCATACGGTAAAATTGTTTCTGTATCTGGCCTTAAATTATTTTCTAGCATAAATTATATATTTTATATAGCTTAATTATATAGCTTTTATTTTATTAGTAAATATTGCTATATTATTTTATATATAAAGCTTGAGTATTTCTAATTATAAAGTCAAGTGTTTAAGCAAAAAAAAAGCCCCTTAGGACTTTTTAATTTTATTTAAATTATTATTAGTAAACTAATATACACCTGTCTGGTCTTAAAGTAGCAGATATTGTAGCTAAACCATCATCACTATACCCTAAACTATCGAAGTTTACATCAGTTAAGAAACATCCTTGCATTATCCATTTTTCCACAACAACACCTGTTGGGTCTAACATCTCCAAGTCAATATTTTTCTTGTATCCAGCAGCATAACCCATTCTTCCTGTTACCGACTCTGCATGTAATCTAACCCACTCCATTAATGCTTGTGAAGCAGATGGTCCAATTGGGTCTCTAAATGTTACATTTATTGTATTCCACACAAATCTACCAGCTACATAAGTAGATGTGTTAAGAAAAGGTACCTCCACAGAGTTAATTGTTACTTGTGGTCTTGAAGTGCTCTCTACATACCATTCATTGATTCCTAAAGAAGAATCGAACCTTAGAATAAATCTATTCTTTTTCTTTGGTTCGTAAGGTATCGGCATTTTCATTAATAAGTCAGCCATATCTTTTAATTTTAATTTTTACTTTTTTATTATACCTATAAATATAACGGTAATGAAAAAAATGTTCTAATTTACTTGTTTTAGTATTATTTTGTTCATTCCTCCTTCTGAAGTGTCGTATACTACAAACTCAACATCAGGAAATTCTATTTGTAATACCTCTTTTATAAAGGGTATTATAGCGTTTATATTACCTAAATCATCATCACTAAATCCAACAGAAAGTTTATTATATTTTGTACTAACCATTTCAGAAGTTTTGTCTACTATTTTAGTTACATAATCTCTTAATGCTATTTTTTTATTTTCTTCCGGATTAGCCGCTGAACCCCTCTCAAGACCAAACTTATCAGTAAATTCATTTGAGGTCACTGGGTGGTACTCTTGTGAGTCTAGATAGGTCTTTAGTGTTAGTTCTGGGTTGGTCCCATCTAATTCTGGTATCTGTTGTTGTATGTTATCTACCATGTCAGATAATTCATTTTCAGTAAAAGTATAAGAAATTACTAAATCCATACCTTTTCTTAGTGTTTCGGGTTTGTGTCCCCTAGCTGTAATTATTGATATTGGATTACCGTAAATTAAAGCTTCTTTAAACTTATCAAATGAGGGAGCGTAAGAACTATCCTTTAAAGCTTTTTCTAAATCAACAATAAAACTGTCGTCATTTATAAAGTTATTAAAAGCACCATCATCTAACTTATACTGATTATTGTCTCGTATAGTAGCAAACTCATCTGTACCAACATCAAACTTTTCCCAATTACCCCCATTATTTTTTAACATTTTTATTGTGGTGGGCATATTAATTATGTTATCATCCCAATCAAAAGAGTATGCCCTTAAGTTAGTTGGGTCTGTTTTTTGTTCAGTTAAAACGTTATTAATCACTAATAACTGTTTTTCCGTTAATATAATATTTTTTCCCATATAATATAAATACAAATTAATTTTGTTTATTCACTAATTTTATTTATCTTTGTATTATGAAAAACATTATAAGCCTTTTATTAATTATATCTTTAGTTTCTTGTGATAAAGAACCTCCCTATATTCCTTGTACTGAAACATACCCAACAACACAAAACCCAGGAAGTTACGTTGGGGAAAACCTTATAGACGGTTGTTGGTTACTGGAGGATGGGGAAATGTATATGGAAAATTTAGAAACTAATGAATTAATTAAGTTACCCCATTTTAATAATGGTGACACTAGTAGTTTACGTTATGGGGGTAGTATATATGACTTTGAAAACTTAGTAAAGAACTATACTAGTTGGTGTTTTTACTTACCGAGTAATGTTCCTGGTATGGGTGATTTTGTGTTAAATAACGACACTTTATCACCATACGGACTTTCAGTAACTAATAATAATTTAACAGTAACAGAACCTTTGGTTGGTTCTTATTTACTACTAGGTGGGTCAGGAAGACCTATACTATACAATATATTAGACCTGGAAAATAAAATTATTGTTATCCATATACAAGAAACTTACAAAAATATAAATGGGTATAACTACAAATACCACTCTAAACTTAAATTTAAAAAATACTAAAATGAAAAAATTAATACTACTACTAATACTATTACCAACACTAGCTTATTCACAAACTATAAACTTAAAAGATACAACCATGAATCTACTTGTATCTATTTCTAACTATGATGGTTATTTTATGTCCGAATATAACAAAAATGTAAAATTTAAAAGTTTTTCAAATACTAAAAATAAAGTCTATATAGATACTTTAAATTACAGTATTTCAGTTGAACGTAGTTCTAAAAAAAATGAAGACTATATAAAATGGGAATTATCTATAGTTAAAATTAAGTCTCTTAAGGGATATGGTTGTACGTATAACTTTATTGACCACTATAGTGGAACTGAAGGATTTTTGTATGTACAAGAATCAGGTATTATTATTTTTGTAAATGAAAGTAATTTAGAAGAAGGTAATTACGTTGGGTTTATGGGTTTTTACTAAAATACTATTCTTTTGTATCCATATCCTCCTCCAAATCTTCTATCGCTGGATGTTCCATCTCATCAACCTCATCAGTTTCCTCAACCTCATCAGTTTCCTCAACCTCATCAGTTTCCAAAAGGTCTTTATATTTTTCTGTTGGGGTGCCCATTAAACCAAAGTTTTGTCCATTACCATTGCCTATAGCTGAAGAAGCAAAACCTATATTTTCTTTTAAATCTTCTTCTTTAAGTAAATTTAACCCCATTATTTCACGGGCTCTATTTAATTCGTTTAATATACTTTTATCCATATTAAATCTTTTTTATTGGACTAATAATTGCTTTCATTTTTTTAATATCTTCTTGGATTAGTCTTTCTTTTTCTTCTTGTGATTCTTCTATGTTTTTTGAATCGTGTATATGGTCATAGTGCATATCATCTTCTAAATCATCTATATGGCCTTCACTACCACCATCATGTTTTAAATCATAAAGTTCTTTATCGTCATGGCCTTCATCCTTACCATAATTCATAGCTTCATCATGACCAGAATCTTCCTTAACTTCTTTAGTTTTAGCCTCTTTAGATGCTTTTTTCATGGATTCTTTTTTATCACCATCACCATCAAGGTCTAAAAAATCAGGTTTTGCCCCTTCGTCCATTTCTTTTTTATCTTTAGATGCTTTTTTCATAGACTCTTTTTTATCACCGTCACCATCAAGGTCTAAAAAGTCAGGTTTAGCGTCTTCTTCTAAATTTATTTCTTGCCATTGTTCTTCTACAACACTTAAGACTCTTTCTAGTTGTTCCTCACTAATAATAACGTTTTGTTTTTTACCACTAGTAAAAGTTTTACCACCGTTAGAAACCTTATTTAATGTCTCGGCTAATAATTTTTTTGTAAATTTCATATCACTTTTTTATTATAAATATTATATATCTTCAAAAGAAGCCCCTGTAGGAGTTATTAGGAATTCAACAAATATGTATTCTAAAGCTCTTGTAGGCTTAATATAGATTTTACCATTCATTTCATTTCTATCTATTTCTTCTGGGTCATTAGAAAGAACCACTCTAAAGTCTGTTAAACCTCTATCTCTTCTAATAGAATCTAGAATTGGGTTTACTAAGTCTAAGAATTGTTGTCTAACCACATCGTCATTCTGTTCGAATATTAATCTAACCGCGACAGCTGAAATTAATTTTCTAGTTTGTAATAACAATCTTCTTACATTAATTCTATCTAAAGCAGATTCTCTAACTTGTAAAGTTTTATTACCCCAAATAATTGGTCCCGTATCACTAAACGTAGCGATTGGGTTAAGTCTACCCACATATAGAGTATCTCTTTCATCCAAAGTAAGTTTCTTTCTTGCTTTCACCGCATTTACTAAACCTCTAGTGTAACCTGCCGATGCAAACCAAGGGAAAGATGTGTTGTCTGTTAAAGCTATATTTCTCATTACCTCTGCTGTTGGTGGTATGTATAGTTGTTTGTTATTTGCTGCGTCTCTTATTTGAACCCAAGGGTAGTATGTTGCTGTATAGTTTGAGTCTATTAAAGAATCTTCTATATTGTCTACCGCTTCATCGGGTGTTATTTGATTTGCAGAATCTGAAGTTGTTGTTACAAACATGTTGTAATCTGGTGTTGTAGTTATGTATAATGAATCAGCTCTATCTGTTTCAACCATGTCAATAGCTTCATTAACTAAACCTAAATTATCAACATAATCAATACCAGGTGTCGCAAATACATTTATATCTACAGATTCTGGGTTATCAAATTTAGATATCCCTCTTAAGTATGCGAAATAATCGGTATTAGCTTCAGTTGTATTTAATTTTTTAAATGACCCATCACCAGTTGCTGTTGGGAATTCTGAACTTGTACACGACCCGTTTAAGAAACCTGTTAGACCCATTCTATAGTCATCTGTATTTGACCTTGTTTTTCTATAGATGTCCCAACCATCAAACCCTCCGTGTGGTGCTATCGTAAATTTACGTGACCTTAATGATTTGTATGGTTCAGTACTTAAAGTAGGTTCGTGGTTAAATTGTCCAACACCACAATCAAATATAGATAAACCATTTAATGTTGTAGACGACCAAGTTAGGTAAGTTCCAACACCACCAACCACTACTGTAGCTCCAGAATCCATATGGAATCCTTGTGTAAGTACCTCCCACTGTGAACCGGCAACTCCAGTACAAATATTTGTTGGTGGGATATATCCTTTAAAATCAAAGAAGTCTGCGTCGTACCCAGCTCCACTACTATTTGAAACACCTAAGTAAACTTTACTAACTTTATCACCACCACTTCTTATAACGTTATTACCCGTACCAGAACCGTAAGGTGGGTCAAAAATAGTTTCACCTGGGTTAAAATATTTTGTTTTATATATAATTTTTGGGTTTACACCACAAGTTCCGTACCTTCTGAATCTATACCCCTCAAAACCAGCTGGTAATGAACCTACGTAAGTTCCATCCAATAAAGCTTCTGTAGGGTATAACATAGTATACTTAGACCTTAATTCAAATTCACCTGTAGAAGTACCTATTTTTCTACCCACAAAAGATACTTTAGTTGGGTCTAGACTACATCTAGTGAATTTTTCTAACACTACTGGGTTTGCGTCGGTATCATAAAAATCTCTAACAATAACATCAAATTCAGCTCTTTCAAATGAAAGGTTTACTATTGATATCTTATATTCTCTATTTGCGTTTGTTCCATCAGATATGGAAACAAATTTAAATAATCTAAATACATCACTACCTTGTAATTCCGAGACTATATATGGTGTCTCCGGTGTTTGCCACTCATTCATGTACCAAGCAATGGTGTTTGTATTTATTGTTTCTCTAGCAGCTGGTAAGTATTGTAGACAACATTGTAATCCTCTAACTTTACCTAACTTGTAACCTATATTCAATAGTGTTGGGTACGCCTCCTCAACAAAAACAGGTACGTCAACTTGTTTTTTATCAAAAGGACTTCTACCAAACACTCTAGGTGCGTAGTTTTGAGCTGTATTAGACATAGAAGTTTCGAAAGTGTAAATATTACCATCGTCAGTTTTTGCACTAATACCAAAAGTAGCGAATGGGTCTTCTAACACACTTTCATAACTGCCACTACAATCGAATTCTACATTTCCACTTGTATTAGCACTTATTGCGTATATTGGACCACCAGTACCTAATGAACTTAAACCTCTAGACCTTAGAGTTAGTACATCCATACCATCCCATTCAGTGTTAGCTGTTACTCCTTGGTAATTTATAATGTCGAATACAGCATATCCAGATAAAACAACAATTGTACCACCAGTACTATCAAAAGTTGTACCAGTTGCTTGTGTTAAATCTAAAGTGCTATTTTGTGTGTCAGCACTCGCGTATAGTTGGTATGATACTCCACTATATGTGGTACCTGTACAACATGCAGTACTTCCAGTATATTCAAATAATCCATAATACCATGGGTCATTTTCATAAGAAGTTAAATCAGAACAATTTGTTCCTAATATATTACCAACACTAAATGTTGCTGCTGATACTGACGTAGATGCGTTATAGGAGAATGCCGATAAAGCAGATGTAGTAACACCAGTTGCGGTTTCAGTAAAGTATTGTGGTACACAACCATATTGGTATATTGTACCATTTAATGTTACTGGTATACATGGAGATTGGCCGTAAGTACATCCAGCCGTATCACCTGAAGATAATAGTGGGTTAAATGAAGTATCACTACTAAGTGTCATGGCAGCTGACGCCCAATCTATAAATGATTGATTAAATGATGAAATTGTTGAGCCGTCATTTAATGTGATTGTTTGTCCTGTAGCAGACCAGTCACCAAAATCAATACCGGTTAATTCTGATGGTAAAGTTGTCCAAAATGGTGATGACATTGATGCGTCACTAAACGCGTCAAGACCAACCGTGGTACCAGAGTAGTAACTATCACCCGTAAGTGGTATATAGAAAGGTAAAACTGTGTTAGAACCCGCCGTTGTACCAGAAGTTACCGCGGAATAAGAATGTTCAAGACCTGATGGTTCTAGTTGCCCTATTGTTTGTACTGACCAAGAAGGTCCAGCATCATAACCACTAAGACCCAATACTCTTGTTACAAACAATTGATTAGATTGACTTAGATATGATTTTGCTATATACCCTAATTCATATTGTGGGATTTGTGAGTCCACGTATAATTTTGGTGATGTTCCACCAAATCTTGTTACATAATCATCATAAGATGCAATGTATATTGGTTCAAAAGCTGGTCCTTTTAAAGCCTCACCAACTAAACCTAATGTTGTAACACCAACACTTTGTGCTACAAATGTTAAATCTTTCTCTGATGTGTATACACCAGGAGAAACAAATACTTTATTACCGTCTGCCATTTTATACTATTTTTTTAAAAAGTTATTTATTTTCGTTTACTATAAATACAACAGGTAAGATGAAAAGTTACGTAGTAAAAGGTCACATTTGTGTTGTTATATGAAAAATTTCATACTTTTTTCATACTATCTATTATTTATTGTAAAACCCTCACCAATGTACTCACACAGTAAAAAACCAAAAATTAAGAATTTAAAGATTAATATAGAAACCCACACCATACTAAAAGAATACTGTAAAAAGAATGGTTTAAAGATGTTTGCTTTTGTAGAAAAATTAATAGAAGAAAAATGTAAACCTAAAAAAGGTATCTATATGGAATAGTCTAAGCGACTAATTTTTCTTGTATAATTAATTTTGATGTCCCAGCATTTGTTTTAACTATGGTGATTGTAAGTTTATCCCCCCCACTCACTAAAACCGGAGTGTCTAAAATAACCGAACCTATAGAAAAAGTAACACTATCAATATTACTTGTTCTCATTATAGTAATGTTATTATTATAAACATAATCAATAGTCCTTACTGTAGTTTTAGCGTCAAACTCTATAACCGTCCTTACCTTGTCTGGGTTTTTTTCACCTATATTTTTTCTTTCTTTCCTCCTATTCTTTTCGTCAAAACCATAAAGAACTAAACTTCTATTAATTGCTGGCTTAACTTCAAACTCTTCCTCATCCAACAAAAACCCCTGCAGTTGAAATTGGTAACTTTGTTGGTAGTATCTCCTTTCTTCCGTATCTATCTTACTTTCGTCCCCTATAGACTGCATTATTATTGGTATGTAATGACCCTTAACAAAGGTATAAGCTTGTCTAGATGTAAATTTTTGTAATGTAACTTTATTAAATGTATTTAGCTCTCTCATCCTGTTACATATTATTTTAACATCGTAAGTTATGTCCACTGGTACTGGTTGAGGTATGGTATATACGTCATACCCTTTTCTATTACCGTCCCATGTAGGTACTTTAGCGTAATGAAATTGTTTTCTATTAGGTATTGTGTATTGTAAAGCTGGGTTTGTTCCATATTGTACGTCTGGATTTCTAACAACCACTATGAATGGTAAGTCCACATTTTTATCTTCCGTGGAAAATTTCCATGTCTGTGAAAATTCTGCCCACCTCTGCAAAGTTAAAATTCTATCTACAACATTTATTTTTTTACCACCAGCTACCGCTTCCAACTGTTTTTGGACGAAGTCTAACATTCCTCTATCTAAATCTGCGTGTAACAAGGATTTTGGTAAAAAAGTACCATCGTCACTAATTAAATCAAATAACTCTTTTCTTCTATTTGGCACTTCAATACCATCATACCCATCTGGGTAATGTGGTTGTATAGGTTCTGGATTTATATTTAAGTGTTTTTTTATTTTTTTAGGTAATGCCATTATATTCCTTTAAATTCGTTTGGACTTACATAAGAACATATAATAGTTCTATAAAAAGCCTTATACCCACCTATAGTGTGTGCATTATCTGATGTTACCCTACCATCGTTAGTTACCGTGTAATATCTCATTTTATTTTCTGTTTCAGCGTAACCTATATAGTCTCCGTAATTAATATCTATACCCAACTCAACTAAATGTTTCATATAAACACCTAAAGTCATATTTCCCGGTTCCAAATCTTTAACTAAACCACCAGCATACGTATCCATTTTAGGTTGGTCTATTTTAACGTACGCTTTAAATTCTACTGGTGGCTTATATCTAATCTCCTCCTGACCGGCTTCACCATACACATCATCAACGTCCGATAGTTTTTGGTCCACCCTAAATAACACCAAATTAAAGTGTAAATCTCCATGTAACCATTCCATACCAATGTTCTGTTCTAACTGAAAATCTTCAGAACCAAAAAATTTAGATATCCTTGTAATAGGTATTTTTTTACTTGCCATATTATTATACTCTTTTATTATAAATACAATTTGTCTTTCTTTTCTCTTTTTATTATATTTTTAATATGGATAATTTTGCACCTGAGATTAAAGCTAAGAATTTATTAGCTGATTATAGTGGGGCCAATAACTATATTATTGGCCTTAAAAATAATATGCTAAACAGTAAAAGTTTTACCCTAACAAAATCCCAAATAGATTATATAAATAAAAATAACGTAGAAAAACCTAAAATTGTTAGACTATGGATGGAAATAGACGACTATCTTTCTAAAGAACTTATGTCCACCAAATTTTTACAAAAAAAACCCACCACCATCTGGATTGAAAAACTTCTAAGTGAAACCGATAAAGCTTATCATGTTTGGGGTAAGATTTTAGAATCTGAATCTTTGTCATCCTTTTGGGTCCCTAAGAACCAAATAATACCTAGAGCTAATCCGGATGTTAGTGTTGATTTTGGTGAGTTTTCCCACAGACCACCTTTTGAGCATCAGGAAATAGCGGTTATAAAACTAGTATCCAATAAAAAATATATATTAGCTGACGATATGGGGTTAGGTAAAACTAGTTCTGCTATTATGGCAACTATTAGTCTTAAATTAAAAAAAGTATTAATAATATGTCCAGCTTCATTAAAGGTTAACTGGAAAAGGGAAATAGAAAATTATAGTAGTAGTAAGGTTGGTATTGTGGAAGGTAAGAAGTGGGAAGATGGAAAATACGTTATTATAAATTATGATATATTAAAAAATTTTCATTCATTACCTAAGGATTCTAATAAAAAGACTACAATATTAGACTCGAAGTTTGATTTGGTCATAATAGATGAAGCACACTATGTATCCAATGGTAAAGCTCAAAGAACTAAATTAGTTAATAACCTTACTAGTAAGATTGGTAGGTTATGGTTATTATCCGGAACTCCAATGACTTCTAGACCTATGAATTATTACAATTTATTAAAGTTGGTTGGTTCTAGAGTAGCTAATAACTGGATTAGTTATGTTAGAAGGTATTGTGATGGTAAACAAATTTTTAGGGGTTATAGAAAAATATGGTTAACTTTTGGGGCTACGAATTTGGAGGAGCTTAGGGATAAAACTAATGATAGGGTGTTACGTCGATTAAAAGAGGATGTATTAGATTTACCAGATAAAATAATTACCCCAATTCACATGGAACTTAAATCAAAGACATATGAAGATGAAATGGGTGAGTATTTAGACTGGCGTAGACAAAATAAAAATAGGGGTCTTTCCATACAACTGTCTAAGTTGATGAAGGTGAGACAAATAATAGCTATAGAAAAGGTTAAGGAAACCATACAACTAATAGAACAATGTTTACAACAAGATAAAAAAGTTATTGTGTTTACTAATTTTACGGAACCCTTAATGACCCTACACGAAAAATATAAAAAAGAATCAGTAATTCTTAATGGGACAATGAAAAAAGAAGACCGACAAAAAAGTGTGGATAGATTTCAGAATGACGACAATGTTAAGGTTTTTATTGGTAATGTTAAGGCCGCTGGTGTAGGAATTACCTTAACTGCGGCAGAGGTTGTAATATTCAACGACCTGTCTTTTGTTCCATCCGATATGTCTCAATGTGAAGACAGAGCATTTAGAATTGGACAAGATAAAAAAGTTTCTTGTATGTATCCAATTTATGATAATACTATAGAAAGAACTATATACGAATTGGTTAATAAAAAGAAATCAGTAATAGATACAGTAATGGGTGATAATATTAATGAGGAAGATATTCTAGGAGAAATTTTATTAGGTTTGTAAAAAGCCACTTTTACTTATATTTATATAGAAACAATTGTTATGAATAAAAAAGAATATAGTAAAAAACAACTTAAAAAAAAACTAGGTATGTTAACAGAATCTAAATCAGATATTAAATCAGAACTAAAAAAAGCGTATAAAGCGTTAAAGTCTTTAAAATCTTTACTAGTGGGACATAGAAGTGGTGAAGACACTTTAAGTTTTAGTGATTTAAAAAAAATTAAAACCGCAGCTAGACATATAGAAGATATATATGAAGATATGGTGGATAGTGAAATGACTGAAAAAGATAAAGAACAGGAAAGGGAGGTTGAGAAGAAAAACGAACAATCCGAAGGTCATGGAAATATGTACAACGCTTTGTCTGGTATTAAAGAAGGTAAAGTAATTAAGATTAATGAAAATACATTAAAAAAAATTGTAAATAGGGTAATTAAGGAACAAAAATAATTATTTACACCTATATTTTACTAAAGGCCCTAACAGGGCCTTTTTTAATGCCAACTTCCAAGTATTTATATAAAAAGGATATATTATGCCAGCAACAATAGACCCAGCAAAAAGAGATAAATTATTTACACAAGTAAAACACTTGTTAGGAGCTCCACTTAGAGGTGTGGAGTTAGAGGATGAAATGTTGGATACTGCGTTGGAAATTGCTATACTAGACTATGGTCAGTATGTTCAGGATTGGTTAATTGAGAATCAATGGTCTTCTATATACGGACAAGACATGGATGTTATATCTTTAACCAATGCATTTTTAACTAGGGATTTAGACTTTGAAACTTCTTTTACCTATGCCTACTCTAAAATTGTTGGGTTGCAAGCTGGTGGACCATACCAACTTAAACAAGACTACGTTTCCCTAAGTGCTGGAACCCAAATATATGAAATACCAGCTGGTAGAGAAATTAATGAAATTATGTGGTTTTCTAGAGCTGAACTTAACGAAGCTTTTATTGACCCATTTTTAGGTGCTTTCGGTGGTGGAGGTATGGGTATGGGTGGTGGTATGGCCCAAATGGGGATACAGGGTTCTTATTTTATGATGCCTGCTTTTGATGTTATGTTAAGAATGCAAGATAGAAATTTAAAGAATAGACTGATTGGTGGTGACTTAAGTTATCGAATTACCGCTGGTGCTGGTGGTGTTCATGGACCAAAGTATTTACACCTTTATAATGTTCCAGGTGGTAGATTTGATTTTGGTGATATTATGTATAATCAAGAAAGAGTATGGTACTGGTACTACGACTCTGGACCAGCTAATAGGGATGATTGTTTAGATGCTAATAAAGATATTATTTTATTGCCTAGTGATGTTGATTTGGAGGAAATGACGTACACTCGTCTTAACCCCCCAGCACAAGCTTGGGTTAGAAGATACTTTTTTGCTAAAGCTAAGGAAATGTTAGGTAGAGTTAGGGGTAAATTTAGTGGTAACCTTAAAACACCTGACTCTGAATTAACTATGGAATATAGTGATTTATTAAGTGAGTCTAAGGATGAAGTGTCTAAATTAATAGAAGAGTTAATGACGAGATTAGAAAGACTAAGAAATGATAAAATGTTAGAAAGAAAAGCTTTAGAAGCTGAAAACCTAAATAAATCATTGGGGTACCGACCTGTTAACCCTGGTTCTATATTCGTTATATAATATGGCTTTTTTCACTAAAGTAGATTACTCAAGACAACTAATACAAAAATCAGATACTATTGCTAGATTTTCTGGGTCTACCTTAGTTGAGCAGGACTTTAATGTTTATTCTGGGATTACTGGTGACGGGTCTTTTATGGTTTATAAACCAGCTGATTGGTATGAGCAAGGTGGTGCCTCTTGTGGGTGTAGTGCTTGTACCACAGGTTATACTTTTGTTGTTGGTCATTATTCAGCTACTTCAGCGTCTTGTAATGTTACTGTTACCGCTTTTTCAGCTGTTACTGGTATGTCATCCGTAATAGCACTAAACCAAGTTCCTATGCAAATACTAAGTGGAGAAACTAGTAATCCGGGTATTAGTGCTAGTACTTTACAAATAAATAAATTAGGGTTAGTTGACGCAAATCTAATGAGTGGTGTCGTCGATTTACAACTAGATGAAGATGGTAATGTTGTAAAAGGGGCTTCGTCATCTATGAGGTATAAACAAGAATTAAGAAAAATACCAGAAACACACTACAAAAAACTATTAGATTTAGATAGTTACTTTTTTAGGTACGTACAAAATGGGGTCGATAGTTTTGGTTTAATGGCTGAAGATTTACATGAATTAGGGTATAAAGAACTGGTAATATATGATGGTCAAGGAAGGCCTGACAATATACAATATAAACTTTTATCCGTTTCTTTGTTAAGTTTAATACAAAATTTACATAAAAAAAGTTTAAATGTTTATGATTACAATAAAGAAACCGACACCATAACTAAAGTTATAACTGAGGACTACACAACCAACGGAGAACACTTAATAGTTATTAATAGTAAATGTACACTAACACTAAACTCAAATAAGGACACTAAAATAAAAGTAAAATCACTGTCTGAAGTAACAATTGTTTCTGATGTAGGGAAAATAGATAATAAATGGGACTCTATTAACTTAGATGGTGATAGTTGTGTTGAGTTGGTTTTTGTTAAAGAGTTGTCTTATTGGGTCATCACTAGTTCAGATGGTTTCAAGAATTCCTAAATCCTCCATAAAAGAATTTTCACTTAACTCCATTTTTTTCCAGTAAATTTTTTCTTCTGGTGATAATGTAAGTATTTCTTCTAAAGAATCTTGGTCACCATCTTTTCTAGGTATTCCGTGTATTAATTCACATTGGGAATTAGTATAATATTCTCTATCTTCTGGTTTCTTTTTTATTAAACTATTTCTAACTTCTGGTTTAAAACAAACTAGTAAAGGCTCAACTCTTTTATTAAACGTATTTATATATCTTGGTACGTTATACTCACCTTTCATACCATTTTCTAAATCATTTTCTGATATTAGATAAGAGTTTAGTACTATTTCTTCAGTACCGTCTTTTTTCTTTTTTCTCTGAACATCACCGTGAGACATAGCTTTACCATTATTAACGTAATAAATTGTATCCCCTAAAGAAACTTGTACATTATTAGCTATAACCAACTCCATGTGTGCTTGCCTAGCCATCAAACTACCAGACTTAGTTCTTTGTTTACATCTTTTTTTATAAGACTCTATAGTTTGTTTAATTCTGGACTTATTAGCTATTTTTGCTAATAGTATGTCCCTCTGATATATTTTATCTAAATACTCATAGTAATACTCAACAAAATCACCGCCCTTACCCTCTAGTAACATTCGTAAACCTTTATCAATAAAAGTCTCTAAATAACCTTGAATTTTTTTAGATTTAATTGAGTTACCTGTTAGTTTTACAGTACCGTCTACCATTAGTAAAGCGTAGTTTTTTCTTGCGACATTAATACATGAAGGCCATTGTCCGTCAGTATCTAAACCCATTTCACCCCTCATAAATAAATCATTATATTCGGCAACATCAGCTTCACTCCCTAAATACTTTTTATCTTTAGTAACTAACTCATTTTTACCCAATCCTACATACGACCTATCCTCAACATCTAAAGGACAAGAAAAGTTAACTCCGTCAGTGTCCATAACTAAAGGGTCATAACCTTTGTTCATAAAAAATCTTACCATTTGTCTTAGGTATTGTCTAGCTGTACAAGTTATCTTTTCCCCCATATTCATATCACCCCAAGGAAATACTTGTGGAGCTGATAAAGAACCAAACATAGAATTAATAAATATTTTTATGGGTAATTGTTTCCTACCAAAAGACTCCGACTTCTTTTTATCACTACCGTAATATTCGGAAGCTAAATTTTTATATCTAATTCTAGTATCTCTAAAATATTTTAACATCCCTTTCATAGCGTCAGTAATGTCGCACTCTGGGAAAACATTATGTACAAGTTGTATCGATGGGTAAAGTGAACTAAAGTCTAACTTTAATACATTTGTTGAGTATCCGGTTTTAACTAATCTAGATAACCCACCAACAAAAGGTCTTTTAGAGTCTTTTGCTGGGACAGATAGCCTTTTATGGTATGACCAAGCTAACATTAACATTTTCCAAAGTGTAGCTGTCCCCATTGTGGATACTCTTTCATAAGAGGTTGGTACCATACTTGCCAATAAGAATGAACCTTGGTTAAATTGTTCGTCCACTTCCATAGTCTCCCATAAGTCATCCATTAGATATTGCTCAACTATTTTAGCTCCACCAACTTTTTTATAAACATCAGGGAACTTTTTATCTATATCAAATAAACCTTCAGAGCCAACCGGTTTATATTTTCCATTATCTATATTTAAATAAAACTCTTTATTCTCCCTATGTGTTGAGGCTATCTTATCCCCCTCCACATACACTCGGTTAGGTTTTTCTGACTTGGCAAACTTGGTTATATACTTTAGTCCCCAACTTTTTATTTCTGAATTAATTGTTTGTGCACGTCTTACCGAATGTGCAATATCTAACGAATTACATCCCCATATCTTTATTTGTTGGTAGTCTTCGATTTCAGCTCCCAATTTTAAAACACTATCCTTAAATTTATACCCTTCATTTGGGTTTAGGGTTTTGAACTTAGTAGTGTCCATTTGTAATATTTCTGCACGTTTAAATAGCCAATTCCAATCAAAATTAGATGAATTGTACCCACCTATTATGCTGGGTTGTATTTCTTGTATAGTTTCAAAAAATTTATATATTGCCTCAGATTCTTCTAAGTCATTTTCCCCAATTTCTATTACTTTCTCAAAACCTCTATTGTCCTTCATACCAATCATGAAAATTCTTCCATCTTCTGGATTTAAGGATGTAGTTTCTAAATCAAAAACAAATCTGTGTATGTCATCGTAAGCTTCAAAACCTTTAAATAATCTTTTTTCTTTTTGTACTAGATATTGTTCTATAGGTGGTAAAATCATTATAGCGTCTCTATTATCTTCACCCCAAGGATTTAGACCACCTTGTTTAAAAAAGCTTACTAAATCTCTATAAGTTTTTGTTGTTTTTATTAAATAAGTTAAACCGTTATTTAATCTTACATCGTCACCAGAATGTAACTTTTCTATTAGTATTCCGTACTTACTTATAGCTTCTTTTTGTGATTGCTTACTTCCACGATAAAAATTCTTTTTACTCAAGTCCCCAACCCAACAGAAAGGTATGAATGTATCTGTTTCTATAACCTTACCTTTATCCGGGTATTCTTTTATCTTATAGATTTTACTACTTCTCCAACCATATTCTAAGGCTACAATGTATTTTTCTGGGTCATTACCCAATAAAAATTGTTCTATCTCCTCAGGAGTAGCTTTTTCCACCATATTATTTTTGTTTAATTCTTGCATGTGATTACACACAAAGATAAGTAAAAAACTTTAACTAATCAATAAAATTAACAAGGTGATTTAACAAATGAATCACTAATGTTAATATATAAATTTTCTCTAATAGGAGCTATTAGTTCTGTATTGTCATCATGAAAATATATTATAAATTGACCTTCGAATCTACCCGTTTTTTTAACATCTTTTTTTGTCCATTTATAATAGATGTAATATTCAATAGGTGAATTTAGTGATGTTGGTTCTTTCGTGACTATACCACCCGCTCTATTTAGTACCCTAGGTATTCCAGTTTCTTCGTCCTTCATGGAAAAATAGATACTAGAATTACTTAATTTGTCATGAAAATGCCTAAAGTCATTTCTTCCATCTTGCACTAATTGCATTTTAAGTATTGGTTCTATTGAGTCTTTTCTGATAAAAAATTCCATTATTCTTTTTTATATAAATATAATTAATATGTTAACAAGGTGGTGGTAGTGCACCATTTTCTAAATTACAGTCTACACACCCATCATAACAATTTTTACACTCTTCACAGTCTATAAGCTTGTATCTACTTTTGTTTATTAAAAAATTGTGATATATTTCATCTGGTGTTAACGGTTTTATGTAGTACATCATTTGTGAAATACCACCTATAAATGAACCAGCAAAATTTTCCATAATTAGTCTCTGGTCTGTTTCTCCAGACCAATGAATTAGGGAACTACTACTACCCGTAGTAGCAGAACAACAATCACTAGTACAACCACTCATATCAGTAATTAAACTTTCTCTTAGTCCCATAGCTCCACCACCCCATGACATATTATAAGCTACACCTACCTGAGTTTGTTTATTAGTGTTTAGTTGCCTAGGGATTATTTCCTCATAATCTTTTACCTTATGAACCCTTCTACCATTAACATAAAAAGTTAATGTACCCATCCTATATTCTTGTTCGTCAAACCAACTTTGTACATTTGCACCGTGACATGTAAAATCAAAGTAAGCCTCATCTATAAAAGAAGGGTACTCGTCTTTACAGGTTGGTTTTGGTTCTGAAGGTGTTTCGGGGTGACAACCAAAAGGGCCGGTACTGGTCTCTATGTGTCTTCCATATCTTTGGAATTTATCTGTCCTAACCTTAACCAAGTCATTTATACCACCATTATTATATATTTCACAATCTTCTAGACACAAATTCCTTTCAAATACCACATCAACCTGTATCCAGTTTGATGTACAATCCCCACTTCGTGTCATAAAAGCACATATAGGTTCAGAATAACTTTCTTCTATAGTATATCCACAATCAAAACTACTACCAGTATAGCAGTCAGAGACTACTTCCTGACCTTCAATAGACGTGGTTCTTCCAGTTGTTTGACACCCACCTGTATACCTAATAGTTCTGTAACCAATTCTCATATCATCAGTAATCCTAAATCCAATAGCATTACTATATACATCATACTGTGCTGTTGGTGATTTATTTTCACCTGTTAGTTTAACCGGGTCTTCTAGACTAGCTGTGAACCCTGTTTGTCCCTCACAAATATCACTAACCACCCCTGTTTCAACACAGTCATAACAACAACCAGTATCACCAGTTAAAGTTGTACACTCAGAAAAAGCAGAATAAGACATGTCTTCGTGAAACCATTTGTCCTCAGCTCTAATTCCTTTGTAAAAAAAGAAACCATACTTATCTGTCCTACCTATGGTCATCCCGGACCCATTCCATGCACTGTAATTAAAAGTGTATTGTGGACCAATTGAATTATATGAATAAGCTGTGGGGTTTGCACTACATAATGGTGTTATGACACCAGTAGCTCCCATAGTATTCTTATACCAACCACTAGTATTGTAACAATTACCGTAAATACCATATTTTTTTAGCCCATCTTCAATTAATGGTGAGTCTGGTCCATTAATATCAGTACAAATAGTATTTAATTTAAGGTAAGTTTCGAATGACCACCCACATTTAGGTCTTGTGGGTAATACTTCATAAGGATAACCATATAATTTGTAGAATCCTTGGTAGAAACCACCTTTTAATTCTTGGTAGTAACCAGAGTAGTCTGTTTTATCCAATATTGTTGTATCGGTATAAAAAGTATTACTCCACCAAGGGAACCCGTAGGCTTTTACTTGATGCATTTTAAATCTCTTATCATATGAAAATTTATCGTGTGTTAAAGATGTTGGTAAACTATCATATAAATCTATAGAATAAGTTCCTTTACTAACTTCATTCGGGTTAACCAGCCCATTATCGGTACCTGTCCAAATAATATCTCGTATACTATATCCCGACCCTGTATAAGGGCAATCGCAATTAGATTTAGCGTGTGGCCAAGTATTTTTACTTATAATAACAAAAGGTTTAAAACCACTATCAACATAATAACTAACTGTTAGTCCTGTAGGATATTGGTAATTACAATCTGTTATAGGTTGTGTAGAAGCAGTTGTATTTAAATCTATCCATACTGGCAATTTTTCACCATCACCATGGTCGATTATTTTTGTTGACCATACGACATCTGTTTTAAAATCTTTTTCATCAGACGCTAAAAAAATATCATAGTAAGAGCTGTAATTCAGTTTACTATCTATTTTATTGAAATAAAAATTACTTAAATTTTGTGTTCCCATATAATAATAAATACTATTTGATTGGTTTAGATATTTATATATAAACGTAAATAATGGAAAGAACAGCAGCTATAGAGAAAGTAGTACAAAAACTTAGTACCATAAAAGAGGGTTTATCGACTGGAAAAGATGTTTCTCCTTTAGATTTTTTAATTTTATCGGAAATTTTTAAATTTAAAATAGAACCTAAATCCGACAGATTTACAGCTATATGTTTGGATGAGGCTTCTAAAACTAGTGATAGAAAAAGACACATTAAGATTGTTGATGATATATTAGAACCTGAATTAGAGGAGGAGTCTGGTGAGGAAGAGGTTAATGAGTTAATTGATTTTGACGGGTCTATGCAAAGTAGTAAAATTCCACCAGGCACCGAAAACGTAAAAACAATGGGTTCTAAAAAAACTACTGATGATGTGGTAAAATCTACTAGGCAAGCTGGTACTTGGAGTGGTGCGGGACATTATTTTAAAAGATATTATGGAGAATCTATAGAGGAAAATGATTTAAGTGCTACATTAGGTTATGACGAAACACAAGATATGGACGCTGAAGAAACTATAGAGTACTTTGAGAAAGAACATGAGATGGATAGTATAGAAGCCAAAGAAAGAGCCGAAAGTATGGGTAAGACAGAAAAACTAGATAAGAAAGGTGAAAACTACCAAAGACTAACAGAAAAAGAAAAACTTAAAAAAATATCAGAAGATAAAGTAAAAAAAATGTTAGAGGTTATTTTAAAAACTAAGTCTGATGATGGAGAAATAAGAGAACAATTACCTACAGTGTCATCTACAATAATTGTTAGCTTAATTAAAAAATTAGTTAAATTATTAAAAACTGAGGGTATTAATGATGTGGATTCTATGTGTAAAAAAATAAAAGAGTATTGGGATGAATAGTGATTTAAAAAACGACAAATATTCGTTACCTGAAGCCTTACTTAATTTGTTAAAAAATAAATTATCTTCACTAACTAAAGAAGATAAAGGTTACGACAGATGTAATACTATGGTTAATGATGGGTATGTTACTTACCCACAAGCTAAAAAATTAAAACATGAGTTGGAGAATGACTTAGAGGATATTGAGTATGAGACTGTGGGTGGTGAAGATATGTTAAATTTTATAAACAGTTCTTTAGAGTCTAGAAGAAATGGGGTTCACAGGTCTAAAAAAATTAGACAAAATTCTGGAGAAGAAAACGTATTTAAAAAAACACACACAAAAGACAAAACTAAAAACCCAACTAAAATAAGAAAAATAAAAGTCGCTACAAAAAGTGACGACATAAACAATAATCGAGCTATTTATGAAGAAATAAATAGAATAAAACAACTTTTAAAATAAAAAATTATGGCAGATTTTAATCAAACTAAACCAGGAGCAAAATTAACAGACTTAGCTGCACAATATAGAAACCAAAACCTAGTTAAAAATGTATACCCTGTATCCGATAGTGATGGATATAGTGCCAATCACCCTAATGCACTTGCTAATGGGGATGATAAAGGTAGGGGTAACGCAAATTATTTAGATGTTTTTGGTGAAGATATTGGTACTCGTACTGACATTCACGGTAATGGAGAATCTAAAACCGGTAGAATCAATAACCTAAATACCAATCTTTATAGTAAGAAAAATGAATATAGTTCTGGAAATTTAGATTCTGGTCCTGGATTTGAAACAACTACAAATACACCACCGGCTTAAAATGAACTTATTTAATTCTCTTATTGAATTACTTAGTGAACAGGTATCCAATAGTGTAATAAAAGACGCTATAACAAATAAACATACTTGTGAATTACGGTATATGGATGACGAAAAATTACCTCAAGGTAGTCAGGTAAGAGTCATAGAGCCCGTCGCGTATGGATACTCTAAAAAAAATAATCCAGTTATAAGAGCATACCAAACTTCAGGACCCTCTTTAAAAGTTAATGAAAAAGGTATACCTTTACCTGACTGGAGATTATTTAGAGTTGATAGGATAAAAAGTATGAAACCTAAAAAAGGTGATGGTAGTTTATTCTTGACTTTTGGTGAACCTCCCTTATATAATCCTGTAGGGGATAACTCTATGGACAGAATGATGTACAACTCAAAATTTTAAACTTATGGATATGACAACGCTTCAACAAAATTTAGTTAACGCTAAAAAAGTTATGAATAAAGTAGACGGTGGTAGTTTTACTAGTGGTAACGTTAATCTTTCACAAACAAATATGACTGACTCTACGGGATTATTATCATCACCCACACCACTACCACAATCAGTTCCAACCCCTAACATAACAGAGTCAAGACAAGACCTATCACCAAAATCTAATATAACAGAAGATAGAATAAATAAATCAAGATTGCCAGACGCTATTAAACAAGCCATGATAAATAATCCTATACCAGATATTCCTTTTAATGGTGGTGGCGTGGGACTTACTGATGAATTTTTATCTGGTGTACAAGAACAAATGAATAAACAGGGTATGGGAACATCCGAACCACAAACTAATAACACAACACCACAAATTAATAATGTGGTACCACCAATTGGAAAAACCACAAAAAAAATATCATCTAAAAATTTAAAGTCCATAATTAAAGAATCTGTAAAAGAACTATTAGATGAAACTATTGGTTTAAAAACAGATAATGACGAAAATTTCCAGTTCCGAGTTGGTGATAGAATTTTTTACGGAAAAATTACATCCAGTAAAACTGTTAAATAATTACCTAAAACACCTTTGACATATTCAATATATTGTTTTATTATTGAGGTATGAATAAAGCAAAATACAAAATCCTTGTACTACCAAGTGATAGAACGGGGGTGTCTAAATTTAGGTCTGTTGACCCACACACTTACTTACAAGATATGTATCCAGAAGATTTTTGGGTGGATATTGTTTATGAACCACCTTATCATGATAATAATTGGTGGAAACAATATGATTTAATCCATTATCATAGAAGTATTGGTCCTGACTACGACGCATCAAAAGCTGTAGCTAAAAGACTTACTGGTTGGGGAATACCTCACATTATGGATATTGATGATTATTGGTCACCTACACCAGACCATCCAGCTCACCACTTAATTAAGAAAAACGGTATAGATAAAAAAATACAAGAAAATATAAGACTAGCTGGTTATGTAACTACAACCACTAAAGTTTTTGCCGCAGAAATAGCTAAACAAAATAAGAATGTTGAAATTTTCCCGAATGCTATAGACCACGAGGAAAAACAATACGTACCACAACCAACAAAATCAGACAAGGTTAGAATTGGCTGGTTGGGTGGTTCTTCACACATAGAAGATTTAAATATTTTACAAGGTATGGCCGGTAAAATACAAAGTGCCAAAAAAGACGAATTCCAATTTGTTTTATGTGGTTATGACTTACGAGGTAGTATGACTATGATTGATGAAAAAACCGGTAAACAGACTCAACGTCCTATTAAACCAGAAGAATCTGTATGGTACAAATATGAACAATTATTCACTGACAATTATAAAATAGTAAGTGGTGATTATAAAAAAGAATTATTAGGATTTCAGAAAAAAAATATTAGTGGTGATTTAAATTCGGTTTATAGAAGAGTTTGGACCAAACCAATTACAACCTACGCGTCTAATTATAACTATTTTGACGTTAGTATTGCACCTCTTAAAGAACATATTTTTAATCAAGTAAAATCACAATTAAAAGTTATAGAAGCTGGATTCCATAAAAAAGCTTTAATAGCTCAAGATTATGGACCTTACACAGTAGATTGTATAAGTGCTTTAGATAAGGGCGGTATTATAAACTCAACTGGTAATGCTCTTTTGGTTGATTCACATAAAAACCACAAACAGTGGTTTCAACACGTAAAAAGACTAATCGACAACCCTAATTTAGTTGAGGATTTGGGTGAAAGACTTCATGAAACAATAGCACCACACTATAATTTAAAAACAGTGACTGAAAAAAGAGCTGAGTGGTATAAAGAATTAATAAGAAAATCATAAAAAATTAAAAAATGGCAGAAGTAGTAATTAATGACAAAATAAAGACCCACGAAGAGGGCAAACACACTTATATTGGAAAATATAAGGGAAAAGATTTTAAGGCAAGTATGCAAGACATGAATGATGATAGAGAACTTGTTTATATGGAAGGTGAGGAAAATTTCACTGATGAAGATAAGGACGTTATTTTTGAACAATTGGACGACATGAGTTATGTGGACTCTATAGAAGAGGCTGGTAATGATAAAGTATATATAGAAAATAACTATGAAACTTGGTTTGCTTTTAAGTTTGAGGCTTATGGTTCTTATGGTGAGCATAAGTTTATAGTTGAGGAGTATAGTGATGAACACGGTGGTGATGCCACTTTTGTAGAAGGTGAGGATAAATTTAGTGAAGAAGAACAAGAACTAATTTACGAAGCCGTAAACGAATATATGTAATATGGAAGTGTTAATGTGTTTGTTTGTTGTTTTATTTATAATTTTTTTATGTAGATATGTTATGTCAGAGGGGTATAAACGGGAAAACGAAAAACAATTTCTTCATAACTTAGAAAACTTTGATAAAAAAGAAAAAGAAAATGAAACAAAGTAAATTACCAGTTTGGTTTGATGGGGAAACTTATAATGAAGGTGGTAAAGTAAGAAATAGGTTTTCAGGGGAAGAATATGAATTAACACCAGAAGAATTGTCTATGTATGACTTTATAATGGGTAGCCAAATAGTTTTAGAAATGGGAATGATAGACAACCCTAAAATGGTTGAAGACCTAAGAAAAGGACTAGAGTGGTTTAGGATAAATAATAGTAAGGCTTATATGGTCTTATTAGATTAATTAATAAAAAATAAAAAATTAAAAAATGGCAGTAGAGATTAATATTATGGAAAATGGACCTATCTTGGTCAAAGGAGAAACCACAGTAACAAAAGGTGGGGAAAAAGTAGTGGTAAGTGAAAATTACGCATTGTGTAGATGTGGGAAAAGTAAGTCCCAACCAATGTGTGATGGAACACATAAATTAGAAAATTTTAAAGGATAAAAATATGTATTATCAAGCAATCGTGGCATTCGAAACTGGAGTTATGGATAACGAAGGAAATGCTAAAGTTAAAAAATTTAAATATGTTGTGGAAGCTGAGTCTCTTTTTGAGGTTAATAAAAGGTTAGCATCTTACTTATCTGAAGACACTAGAGATTCAGAAATAGTATCAATTGCTAAGGCTCCTTTTGAGGATTTTTTACACCCGGAATTGACCCCTAAGTATTATGGATAAAGAAAGTAACACTTGGAAAGAGATAATGTCAATGGCTAAAAATAATCCAAAACAAATGGACGACACTTCACTATTAAAAAATTTGGGTTTGGATGGGGATACTTTAAAAAAAATCGAGGAGGACACTATTGAGTCCGCCAAAGAAGAGATTAAAGTTAAGGTTAGCTTTATGAATACCTCCACCAACGAAGACCCAAAACACAAATATATAGATGACAGTGGGATGGATTTACGTGCTAATTTAGAAAATCAGGTACATCTTAAACCAAGCGAAATAAAATTAATCCCAACAGGACTACACTTTGAATTACCTGAAAGTATGGAAATACAAGTAAGACCTAGAAGTGGTTTGGCAGCAAAAAATGGTATTACTGTTTTAAATACACCAGGAACTGTAGATAGGGGTTATAGTGGAGAAATAAAAGTTATTTTAATTAATTTGGGTAAGGACACTTTTATAGTAAATCATGGTGATAGAATTGCACAAGCTGTAATTTCACCAGTAATATCTGGTAGGTGGTGTACACTAACTAAAAAAAATAAACTAGCAAATACCAAAAGAAGTGATGGGGGATTTGGTTCAACAGGTATAAATTAAAAATATATTATGTCATTATCAGTAGTATTCAGTTCAAAAGAAATAAATAAAGATTTTATAGAGTTAATAAAAAAAACCTCTGGGGTACATAAAATAGAAATTTTACCATATGAAAATCCAGGAAAATATTCTTTAACTGATGTCTACAATATGGGTTTGAAGGACTCAAAAAATGACATAGTTTTATTTTGTCATGACGATATTAAGTTTGATACTAAAAATTGGGGTAGAAAGTTACTTAAACATTTTGAAAAAAGTGATTATGGTATATTAGGTGTTGCTGGATGTAGGTATTTACCTGAATCTGGAAAATGGTGGGAAATACCATCAGAAATGATGGGTCAGGTTTACCACGAAAATGATGGTAAAAGATGGTTATCAACATATAACCCTAAATTTGGTAATAATATATTACCCTCTGTTTTAGTTGATGGGTTATTTTTTGCTGTTAATAAGAATAACTTATCTAGGGATTTTGACGAGTCCGTTAGGGGGTTCCATTTTTATGATTTAAACTTCTGTGTACAAAACTTCTTGTCTGGTGTTAAAATTGGTGTTATCTCTAATATTGACATTACCCACTTATCTATTGGTCAAACTAATCAAGAATGGGAAAGGAATAGGATTTTATTTAGTGAAAAGTATAGTGATAGTTTACCATTAATGGTTAGCTTAGTTATGCCCGAATTAAAACCTAAAAAAAGTAGTCCTTTAGTTTCTATTATAATTCCTGTTTATAATTATGGAAAAACTTTAGATAGGGCAATAACTTCAGTATTTTCCCAAACCTATAAAAATTTAGAAATTATTATAATAGATGATGGGTCTACAGATAATTTTACAAAGTTAAAACTTAAAAATTTAAAATTACCAAATACTAAAATCATATTTCAAGAAAATGGAGGCCCTTCTAAAGCTAGGAATGAAGGTATAAAAATTTCTAGTGGTGAATATATTTTACCTTTGGATTCTGATGATTTGATGCACCCTACTTACGTAGAACAGTGTATAAAAATTATAACTACAGATAAAAAATATAGCCCTATATATTGTGATACAGTACATGAGGGACAAATGAGGGGTATAGAAAAAAGGCCTGAGTGGAGTAAAGAAAGATTAATTAATGGCCCTTTTATCGTTAATTGTTCTATGTTTAGTAGAGAAGCTTTTGATTCTATAAATGGTTATGACGAAGAACTAAAAGGTTGGGAGGATTACGACATGTGGTTACGAATGATGCAAGAAGGTTATGTGGGTAAAAGAATCCCAAACCCTTTATTTATTTATTTCCACCATGAAAGTGAAGGGACGGTATCCACTATAGCAAATCAAGATACTAAATCACTACACGAAAAAATATTAATAAAAAACAAGTTAATAACTGACCCAGCTAAAACATCTATTTACACTCCTTTAACGAATAATAACACATCATTTAATTCATTTGTATAAAATATGGAAACACTAACAGTATTATGTTCAAACTACAATTCAGATAGGTGGATTGATAACTACTTATTGTCACTTAACAACCAACTTCTTAAGGAGTTTACTATTATATTTGTTGACGCAAATTCTACTGACCACTCACTTAAAACAATTAAAAATTATAAATTTAGAGAAGGTATCACCAAAAAAATTATAGAAAACGATAAAAGAATTACGATTTACGAAGCTTGGAATATGGCTATAGAGGCTAGTAAAAGTGAGTTTGTAATTAATTTTAATACTGATGATAGATTGTTTCCCGGTGCCTTACTAACCCTATACCATTATATGGTACAAAATCCAAATGTTGACATTGCTTATGGTACTAGTTTAATTGTTGGTGATGAGGACCATAATAATATTAGAGGAATACAGAATTGGCCGGAACATAGCCACGAAATATTATTACAAAATTGTATTTGTGGACCATTTCCAATAGTAAAAAAATCAGTACTTGTAAATAATGGATTATTTAACCCAAAATATACTATATCAGGTGATTATGAAATGTGGTTAAGACTATCTAAAAGAAATTACAAATTTAAAAAAATAATTGACTTTTTAGGTTCATACTACGACAACCCTAAAGGGGTTAGTTCCGATAAATCCACACTACAAGAACACATAAAACAAGATACTGAAATAAGAAATTTACATAGATGAAAAAATTAATCTGTTATAGTTTGTGGGGTGATAACCCTAGATATACTGAAGGAGCTATTAGAAATGCTGAATTAGCTAAAGTAGTATATCCTGATTGGATTTGTAGGTTTTATGTTGGTAATTGTGTTCCGATTGATATAATGAATAGATTAACTTCTTTTGATAATGTTGAAATAGTTGAGATGGGTGTTGTTGGTGATTGGACTGGTATGTTTTGGCGTTTTACCGCTGCTAGTGATAAAGATGTTAGTATTATGTTATCTAGAGATACTGATAGTAGATTAACTTTACGGGAAAAGTATTCTGTGGATGAGTGGTTAAATAGTAAGTTTAGTTTTCATATTATGAGAGACCACCCTTATCATTCTACCGAAATTTTAGGTGGTATGTGGGGTGTTAAAGGTGACATATTAGACGGTATAAGTAATTTAATAACTGATTATGTAAAAGGTGATTTTTGGCAAGTAGACCAGAATTTTTTAAGAGAAAAAATTTGGCCTTTAGTTAAAGAAAATTCTTTTACTCACGATGAATTCTTTAGTCATGTTTTTGGTCCTGCTAACCCATATAAATTTAAAAGAGACCCCAAACACTTTATTGGTCAAGCTTACGATGGTGATGATAAAATATTAGACGATAATGTATATTTTAATGATTACTTAGATAAGTCTAAAAAAATATAACAATATGAGAGTTTACGCAAATATAATGACAAAAAATGAGGAGCTACTACTAAACGAACTACTCCCAATATGGAATAACTACCCAGTAGAAAAATTTATCTTTTATAACGATAATTCTACAGACGGTAGCGTTAACCTTATAAAATCCTACTTAGGTGATAGAGCTGTTATTCTTAATGATAATTTAGAAGAATTTAATGAATCACACAATAGGTCTAGAATGTTAGAATATAGTAGAGAAGATGGGGCTACTCATGTTATAGCTTTTGATTGTGACGAATTACTCTCAAATAATACTATAACTAATTTTAATGAGGTTATTAATATGTATGAAACTAAAGACGTTTATCTTTACTGGTATAATGTTGTAAATAACACTTTAAGTGAGACTAGGAATGACCCTTCTTACATACATAACTATCGTAGTTTTATATTACCACTTAAAAATACTGGTAAATTTAACTTAGCTTTATGGAAATACCACACACCTAGAACACCACAAATCAACCTACCTAAAAGCACAACTAAAGATTATGGTGTTATACACCTACAATCAATTAATACAAAATTTTACGCCTTAAAACAATTATGGTATAAACACTATGAGTATGTTAAATATAACCACCCGGTAACATTTATTAATCAAAGATATGACCCAGTAATTAATAATTTAAATTTTATGTCTGTACAAACACCAGAAGAAATTCTTGGTGATATAAAATTTGACCACACGGTATATGATAAGATGTGTGAACATAAAGGATATTTAAAATTTATAAAAGAAAATTATAATAGTGAGTTAGTTACTTTTGGTTCTGAGTTTTTAGATTAAAATATTTACGAATATAAAAATAATATGTATATTTTAGTATGGACCATCACGATAAACTAAACTTCGAAGAAATCACTAAATTTATTAAAGATGATAGTGTTGTTGTAGATGTTGGGGCACATATAGGTGGTTATTGTGATTTTTTTTTAGAGAAGTTGGGTAAGTCAGGTAAAATATACGCTTTAGAAATACACCCAAAGAACTACGCTAGACTGTATAATAAATATAAATTATTAAATAATTTAGTTTTGATTCATAAAGCTGCTTCTAATAATGACGGGGTTGAGGATGTGTATCATAACGGTAGTCCCGGACATACCCAAACTACTAATATATTAGGTAAAGACACTAATGAAGTAAGTGTGCCTAGAATTGGTTCGATACAGAGTATTAAATTGGACACACTATTACATAATGAAAATAGTATAGATTTAGTAAAGATTGATGTTGAGGGTGCTGAGATAAAAGTTTTAGAAGGATTATCTAAAATACATAATAGAATTAATCATTTACTTATTGAATGTCATTTTGATAAGGATTGGGGCAGGATAAAAGACCTTTTACTTAATGAGTATAATTTTTTGTGTTACGATTTAAGTGATAAAAACAATATAGATATTACCACTGACAAACGAGCTTATCAGTGTTTATGTAAAAAAAAATAATTTAATATGAAAAAAGTAATAGTTACAGGAGGGGCTGGATTTATAGGTTCACATTTAGTGGATAAATTAATATCTAAAGGTGTGACAGTTATTGTATTAGATAACCTATCATCAGGTAAAGAAAAAAATATAAATCCCAAGGCTACACACATAAATGTGGATTTAAGTACTATGGATACCAAAAAATTTCATTGGGAGTTATATCCTATGAAGTTTTTTAAAAATGTCGACACCGTTTTTCATTTGGCAGCTACACCACAAGTACAATATTCCATAGAGAACCCAACAGATAACAATAATTTAGACTCTTTAATTAATATTTTAGATTTAAGTAGGGTTATAGAAGCAAAAAGATTTGTATTCAGCAGTAGTTCTGCTGTTTATGGTAACCCAACTTACACACCAATAGATGAAAATCACCCACTAAACCCATTAAGTCCTTATGCTCTACACAAATTAATTGGTGAACAGTATTGTAAACTGTACTCGAACTTGTATAATTTAGATACAGCGTGTTTAAGGTATTTTAATGCATATGGTAATAGAATGCCTAACAAAGGAGCTTACAGAAGTGTAATATCTATTTTTATGGAACAAACTGAAAAAAAACAACTACTTAATATTGTAAATGACGGTGAACAAAAAAGAGATTTTGTACATGTAGAAGACATTGTCCAAGCAAACATTCTATGTGCTGAATCAAAAAATAATCTTAATGGTGAAATATTTAATGTGGGTACCGGTAAAGCTTTTACTGTTAATGAAATAGCTAATATGTTTGGTGGTGAAAAAAAATATGGTGAGCTTAGGATTGAACCCAAGGATTCGGTAGCTGAAAACGCAAAAATAATTTTAGACTTGGGTTGGTCACCTACGGGAAACTTAAATAATTGGATAAATAAAATATTAAATAATGAATAGTAAGACCATATCTTTATGTATTACGTGTTATGATGGTGATTATCATTTACTTAATACATTATTAAATGAGTGTAAAAAACAAACTGTACCACCTAATGAGATTATAATATCTTCTAGTGGTTTGGGTAGTGAATCTTTGTTAGGTATTGGTATGATAAAAATAAAAGGAGTGGAGGTGCCGATTATTAGTGTGAATTTTTTAGATAGACATTCTGAAGGTAGAGCAAGAAATGAAGGCGGTTTAAAATCAAATATGGACATTATACAGTTTTTTGATGTAGATGATACCCCACACCCCCAAAGAATAGAAATAACCAAAAAAATATTCGAGACTACTAATTGTGACGCTTTAGTCCACAGTTACCAAACTAATAATAAAGGGTTTGAGTCTTTAACTTTTACACCTTCTAAAGTTTTTGATTGTAGGTGGAACCCTGATAATGGTTTGGGTGGTGGCCAACTTATAGCTAACAAAGAATGTAATATAGCTCATGGCCCTATAACAATAAAAAAAGAGATTTCAGAAAGTATAAAATACACTTTTGATAGTAGAGCTGCGGATTGTAAATTTGCTGGCAAATTAATGGAAAATAACTATAAAGTATTTTATTATGATGATATATTAATGAATTATAATTTATAACATGGAAAACTACACTACATACTGTTGGTGGACAGGTGATAACGAACTATCAGAAAATAGAAAAAAGTCCTTAGAGACCATGAAAATAGCACCTGGGGGTAATATTGTCTTCATAGATAAGGACAATTTAAAAGATTATATATTACCGGAATCCCCATTACATGAAGGGTACCATTACCTTTCACCAATCCAAAAAGGTGATTATTTAAAATGTTATTTTATGCATCATTATGGTGGTGGTTATAGTGATATAAAACAAACTTCTAAACCGTGGACTGAATACTTTGATAGGTTAAATGAAAATAAAGATTTGTACGCTATAGGGTATGGTGAAAGGGAACCAAATCATGTAGCTTGTCTAGAAGATTGTAGGTTAGACCCTCAAGAATCAATTAAATGTAGAACCAACACACTTAGTGAAGATGGTAAATCGTGGACATCCCAACACCTAAGAAATAACTGGACTAAGTTAATTGGTTGTGGGTTAATGATTTGTAGAAAAAATACACCTTTTACTCGTGACTGGTGGGAAGCTTTAAATGAAAAAATGGATGGATACCTAGAAGAATTAAAAAAGTACCCCTCTCAATGGCCTCGAGATTCTCATAACCATGTAAACCCTAATACTGGTGAAAAATCTAAATATCCAATTGCGTGGGCGGTATTACACGGACATGTATATCATCCACTAACTTTAAAACACCATAAAAATATAGACCAGGATTTAACCTACCCTGTAATGAGTAATTACCAATAACTATGAGTTCACATTCACACTGGTCTACGGCCACCGATAAAATTTTTATTAAAAAAATATATGATAATATAGGGGCATACATCAATCAAGGAACTATCCTAGATTTAGGTGTTGAGGATTATAATTTTGATTGTAATGGGTTTATTGATAACCAGTCTGTAAAATATTGGCAATTGGAACCTAATCGAGTTTGTGGAAATAATGATGGTTTTTTTAATTGTACCGTACAGGAATGTTTGGACAAGTATCCTGGTAATGAAAATAAATTTGATTCTATATTAGATTTTGGGGTTTTGGGTTGGAATGGAATTAGGTTTTCCCAAGAAGAACAAGAAAAATATATTAGTGTTATCCTTAAACTCTTAAAACCTGGTGGTTTATATATTTTACATGGTGATAGAGTTGAGGAGGATGAAGAGTATAAAATTAATATAGATAAATTTATATCTCCTAACTTTGAGTTGGTTTCGGTTATGGGGTTTAAGTCTCATGAGATTATAGAGTGCCCTAGATGGGGTACCGTATGGGATATAAGATTTTTTAAGAAAAATATAAAAATATGAAAAAAGTATTACTAGACTGTGGTGCAAATCATTTTCAAGGACTTAAAAAATTAATAACTGACTTAGATGTTGATTCAGGGTGGGTTGTGCATTCTTTTGAACCTAACCCTAACATTAGTGTTCCTGCACCCCCCAACGTCACACTTCATCGTAAAGCGATATGGATAGAAGATGGTATACAACCATTTGCTGTAGAATCTTCAAGAGCGGAGACGGGGTGTGATATTAATACTGGTGGTGGTTCCACACTAAACCAGAATGAGTTAATTCAAAACCTTTCCTCACCAGTAAGTTTTACTAAAATAGATGTACCAACCATAGACTTCTCCGAATTTATAAAAAATAATTTTTCAAAAGAGGATTACATAGTGGTTAAAATGGACATTGAGGGGGCTGAGTTTGAGGTCATATCTAAATTAATAGATACCGGGGTGGTACATTATATTAATTACTTACTTATCGAATATCACGATAAAACTTTTAAAACAGCACCTATAACACCTAGACCATTTTCACGAATTAAGTGTGAACAAATAAAATTTTTTAACGATAATAATATTAAATTTGAATTATACTAATGAAATACAAAAACACAAATAAATTAATGATTGTGGCTCATGCAGATGATGAGTTAATTTGGGCTGGTGAAACACTACTAAAAGAGAAAGGACAGTGGGATATACTTTGTGTTGTTACACCAGACCACCAAAGTAAATTTAGGATACCAATGTTTTTAGAGAGTGTAAGTAACTACCTAGAATGCAACACTACAATGTTAGACTTTATAGATACTGGATGGAGGAGTAACACTCAAGCAAACCCAATCCGTGGTGATATAAACATACCTATTTTAGAAAAGATTAAAAGTAAAGAATGGTCTATGATTTTAACTCACGGTGAATCCGGTGAATATGGTCATTACCACCACACTCAAGTACACCAATCAGTAAAAAGTATATTAACTGAAATTAATAAACTAGAAAAGCTTTTTGTGTTCGACCCAATTAAACACCCACATCCTTTAGTTTTATCTAAAGAAAAATTATCTTTGTTCGAAACCACATACGATATTGAAAGTAACTTACCACCAAGTCACCCTAGACAATGGATACATGGATGGAACACTAGTATGGGTTGGGAGGAGAGAATAGTAAATTACAAAACTAAAAAAATATTATGAAAAATGAATTATGTATACACCACCACTTAGGTTTAGGTGACCATTTTGATATGAACGGTATGGTTAGAAATTACCTTAAGGAATATGACAAAGTACATATTTTTTCTAAACCAAATTACTACAAAATGATTGATTACATGTATAGGGATGAAGATAATATTTTAGTAGTTGAGATTCCTGGTGGTCCACAGGAGGTAATGCAGGCTGAGGAATATTATAGAAATAGTAATTGTGGTGAATTTTTGAGAATTGGTTTTGAGCATTATCCCTTTGGGCAAGAAGAATTATATGATAAGAATTGTTGGGAGTTTTTTTATGAACAGGTTGACGTTCCTTATGAAGTTAGAACTGATATGTTTCACGTGAAACGTGACAAAGAAGGTGAAAATACACTACTTACTAAACTAAATCCAAACAAAGAAAAATTTATCTTTGTACATGATGATAAATCTAGGGGGTTCGAAGTTAGACGTAATTATTTTTTAGATAAAAATTTATTAGTTTTAGAAAATGATGTTAGTGAAAATATTTTTCACTTTATAAAATTAATAGAAGAAGCTGAAGAAATACATTGTATGGAAAGTTCTATGAAGTCATTGATTGACCTTTATGCTAAAACTGATAATATTTTTTACCACGATTTTAGAAATCAGCCTATTGGTAACTTAACTCACAAAAAATGGAATGTCATAAAGTATGACTGAGTTAATAAATTATAACTTTATGACTAGACCCGCATCTCATTGTGTGGATTCTTCTGAAGAATTTTACAATTCTTGTGGTGTAAGTAGGGGGAACAAAAATGGGTTTTCCATAGAAACATTAAAAGATGGTGATGTTATTTTTGTAAAAACAGACTTTATACATAACGGTACGTTCCAAAAACAAATACTACCACAAATAAAAACAAAATTTATTTTAGTTACTGGGGTATCTTCTTTTTCTGTTGACGAGGGGGATAGTTCGTACTTGGATATTTTAAATCACCCTAACTTAGTTAAATGGTTTTGTACTAACCCACCCATTAAACCCAACGAAAAAATAGTTTGGTTACCTATTGGGTTTGAGGAACGTGAACGTGATGGGGGTAATGTTAAAATTTTAAATAATTTTTACAAAAGCCACACGCCTTGGGATAAAAAAGAAAATAAAATTTACATACCTCACCATTCTAATACGTTTAAAGATAGAAATTCTATAATAGAAAAATTATCTTTAGAGTCTTATGTAGTAACCGAACCAACTAGACTTTCTTTTGAGGAGTATCTAAAAAATATGGACAAGTATAAGTTTGTTTTGTCTTTGCGGGGTGCTGGGTGGGATTGTCATAGACACTATGAATGTTTACTAGTTGGTTCCGTGCCAATTATGGAAAAAGGCCCAATTCAAAAGTCTTTCGAAAGTAATGGTTTACCTAATTTAGAAATAGGTGAAATTTCACAGAATATATTTGATGACCATTATAATTTTTTATCAAGTAAGAATTTCTTGACAATGGACCATCATTTTAATAAAATTAACAATATAAAATAATAATACTATGATAGACATATCTTTTGATAAAAACCCAATCCTTTATAGAGATTATGAAGCGTGTCAAAACATGCTATCTACTATAAAAAATGAAGACTATAATTACCCAGAAAACGTAACTTTATTTCACATATACACCGAATTTAGAACAGATAAAGAGGTAGAATGTTTAAAGTCTTTTTTGGCTACACAAAACCTAGATAAATGTAAGCTTATAATTTGGTCGGATTACGATATAAACGATAATCCACTAATCCAAAAATATAAAAAATATTTAGATTTACGTTTATGGGACGCTAAAAAAGAAGCTGAGGGTACTGTTTTAGAAGGTATACCACATTTAGATGCTATAGATGATAAACACTACCTACAAAGTGATTTATTAAGAATATTAGTTCTTTATAAGTATGGGGGTGTGTGGGTTGATATGGATATTATATTTTTAAGGGACTTTAGACCTATCTTAGACCAAGAATATATGTACCAATGGGGTGGTGATACCGATTTTTCAAACCAGGGAGCTTGTGCTACGGTACTTTCCGGTTTTAAAGAAAGTGAGTTTATGTTTAAACTATTACAAGGAATAGTAGAGTCTAGAATTATTCCAGCTACTACAATATGGGGTAAAGATTTGTTCGCTACGTTATGGAAAAAATGGCCTAATTTTACTATTTTTCCATCACCATTTTTTAATACGGAATGGTTAATTAGTAAAAAAGATGTTAAATTAAGTGAAGATATAGAAAGTGGTTGGTTTATTAATAATGGTGTTGGGGACAAACATTTATTTTTAGATTCATTTGCTTGGCACTGGCATAACTCAAGTAAAAAACATTTACCAATACAAGAGGGGTCTAAATTTTATGCTTTACAAAAATTAACAAATAAAAGATTAAAAGAAAAAGGAATATTATGAAAATAGAGGTTTCAATAGGAGAAGTGGTTGATAAGATTACCATACTACAGATTAAAGAAGAAAAAATTATAGATTTATTAAAACTAGAACATATAAAGCATGAATTATTGGTTTTAGAAAATACGCTTACAGAATCAAAAATAGTGGTACCTATAAATCTAATAGAAAAACTTAAAGAAGTTAATTTAAAATTGTGGGATGCTGAAGATATTATACGTGATAGGGAAAATAGGAATTTATTTGACGATGAATTTGTTAAATGTGCAAGACTAGACGCTAAGTTAAACGACGAAAGATTTTTAATTAAGAATGAAATAAATAATGCTTGTGAATCTAACATTAAAGAACAAAAATCATATGAGGGACTTTATTCCGCAAATTGAGCCTTGGATAGACGATAATGAATTAAAACACTTAAAGAGAGTGGTGGATTCTACCTATGTTGTGGAACACGAACTAACTAAGGAATTTGAGTCTGTAATTAAGGAGTATACTGGTAGTAAACACGCTGTAGCCATGACTAATGGTACTATGGCTTTATATTCTTGCCTATTAGCTTTAGGACTTAAACCTGGTGACGAAGTAATTGTACCTAATCTGACTTTTATAGCTAGTTCAAACGCTGTTTTAATGGCTAATGGGGTACCTGTATTATGTGAGGTAACTAAAGACACTTTGTGTTTGGACCCTGTTGAATTAGAGAAATGCATAACTAAGAAAACTAAGATAATAATGCCAGTACACCTATATGGTCAAAGTGCTGATATGAAATCAATTACAGAAATAGCTAAAAAATATAATTTAAAAATATTAGAGGATGCGGCACAGGGTGTTGGTGTTTTTTCTGGTGGTAAACATGTTGGTACTTTTGGGGATTGCGGGATACTTTCTTTTTATGGTAATAAAACAATTACTTGTGGTGAAGGGGGTGTTATTTTAACAGACGATGATGAAATAGCTAAAGAATGTTATAGGTTAAAAAATCACGGTAGGGATAGAAAGGGTATTTTTGAACACGAGCATATAGGTTTTAATTTTTGTTTTACTGAAATGCAAGCCGCTATTGGGATATCTCAAATGGAAAAATTAGATAGAATAATAGATAGAAAAAATACTTGTCACGAAAAATACAAAAGTGGTTTAGTGGGTATTGGGGACCTATCTTTCTTTGAGTTTACTGAGTCTACCCGACCTGTTCACTGGTTTACATCGATATTAACTAGTTACAAAATAGAACTTTCTGATTATCTTTTAGAAAAAGGGATACAAAGTAGGTTTTTCTTTTATCCCCTTAATTTACAACCTTGTTATAAAAACGTTTTAGATACTAGTGGGGACTTTAATATTAGTAGTGAAATGTATGATAAAGGTTTGTCGTTACCATCCAGTTATAACTTAACAGATGAGGAACAAAATTATGTTATTAAAACAATTAAAGAATTTTTTAAAAAGAAATGAATATACCATTAGTCAAAAATACAATAAATAAAGAAGATATAGATAAATTAATAGAGTGGTTAAAAACGTACCCTAGATTAACTAAAGGCGATTTAACAATAGAGTTTGAACAGTTATGGTCTAAATTTATGGGTGTAAAGCATTCTATTTTTGTTAATTCTGGTTCTTCTGCTAATCTAGTTATGGTTTATGCGTTAATAGAATCAGGTATTTTAAAAATAGGTGATGATATTATAATACCTTCACTATCCTGGTCTACAAGTTTAGCACCAGCTATACAGTTTGGACTTAACCCAGTTTTATGTGATTGTAATAAGGAAGATTTATCGGTAGATTTAGAGCATCTGGTGTCTTTAATTAAAGATAGACAACCTAAATGTATGATGATTGTACCTATATTAGGTCTAGTACCACAAATGGATAAAATAATGGATATCTGTGAAAAATATAACGTTGTTTTAATTGAGGATGCTTGTGAGTCTTTAGGTTCTAAATTTAATGATAAAAAATTAGGTTCTTTTGGGTTAATGTCGACTTTTTCAACTTATTTTGGTCATCACATATCTACTATCGAAGGTGGTATGGTTTGTACTAATGATGATGATTTTGCTAACTTATTAAAATCACTTAGAAGTCATGGTTGGGCTAGAGACATGGATACAAATGCTCAAGAAAAATTACGTAAAGAATATAATGTGGATGATTTTAATACACAATATACTTTTTACCACACTGGATTTAATTTACGGTCCACCGACCTTCAGGCTTTTCTTGGTATAGGTCAATTAGAAAAATTACCTATGGTGGTAAAAAATAGGTGTGATAATTTTAAACTATATTATGAATTATTGGATGACTCTTTTTGGAAACCAAAGCTAAGAGACACTGATTACATTTCAAATTTCGCTTTTCCAATAATACACGAAAAAAGAAATGAGTTAGTAAAACTATTAAATGATAATAATATAGAAAACAGACCATTACTAGCTGGTTCTTTAGGTAAACAACCCTATTGGTATAAAAAATATGGTATAAATAAGTTACCTAATGTAGATGATATAGATACCTTTGGATTATATCTACCTAATAATCACGAAATGTCAGAAGAAGAAATAAAAAAAGTTTGTAACGTCTTAAACTCCATAGTATAATGAGTGAGGCAAAACCAATACCCCAAGACTTATATAATGAAATTTTGAGTACCATGCCTATAATTTGTGTAGATGGGATTATACAAAAAGGGGATGAGACACTTTTATTATTAAGGGATAATGAACCTGAAAAAGGTAAATGGTGGTTTCCTGGTGGTCGTGTTTTAAAAGGTGAAAGATTGGAAGATGCTATTATTAGAAAGATAAAAGAGGAGACTGGTTTACTTTGTGAAGTTTTAGAAATGTTAGACATCACCCAAACATCATTTACAACAGGACCTAATGATATACCAGTACACACAATTAATGTCTGCTTTACTTTAAAAATAAAAAGTGGTGTCGTATCTCTAGATAGTGAACATAATGAGTATGGTTGGTTTACAGAAGCTCCAGAGACCGCACATTCAGTAATAAAATATATTTTTAAAAAATTAAAAAAATGAAAACAGCACTAATAACAGGTATTAACGGTCAGGATGGTTCTTATCTTGCTGAATTTTTATTGGATAAGGGTTATGAGGTTTGGGGTATACTAAAACGTAATTCTGTGGCCGAAAATCAAACAGCTAGAATACCAGATAATATTTTTAAAGAGTTGAATTTAGTTTATGGTGATTTAACTGACCTTTCGTCTATAATAAGTGTAATTCAAAAATGTGTACCTGATGAAATTTATAATCTAGCTGCACAATCTCATGTTAGGATTAGTTTTGACCAACCAATATATACTTCTAATGTAACTGGTCTAGGTGTTTTAAATTTACTAGAAGCTGTTAGATTAACTGACCCTAAAATTAAAGTATACCAAGCCAGTTCTTCAGAAATGTTTGGTAATAGTATTGATGAGGATGGGTACCAACGAGAGACCACACCACTTAACCCTGTTTCACCATATGGTTGTGCTAAGGTTTTTGGTTACAACATATGTAGAAATTATAGAAACTCGTATAATATGTTCATTTCTAATGGTATTTTATTTAACCACGAATCACCTAGAAGAGGAATTAATTTTGTAACAAATAAAGTCGCGAAAGAGGCTGTAAAAATAAAATTGGGGTTGTCTGATGAATTAAAATTAGGTAATTTAGATGCTAGTCGGGATTGGGGTCACGCTAAAGATTACGTTGAAGCGATGTGGTTAATGTTACAACAGGATAAACCTGGTGATTATGTTTGTTCGACTGGTGTTTCTCATAGTGTAAAAGACTTGGTAGAGTACGTGTTCAACTCATTAGGGTTGGATTGGTCCAAATATGTATCTGTGGATGAAAAATATCTTAGACCCGAAGAACTAAAACACTTAAAAGGTGATTGTTCTAAAATTAAAAAGGATTTGGGTTGGTCACCTAATTATAACTTCGAGTCTATGATGGACGAGATGATTGAGTATTGGGTAGAATATTATGAAAAATAATTTAGTTACTTTAGTTACTGGTGGTAGTGGGTTAGTTGGTTCTTCAATAACCGGTAACACCCTTAAGGTTGGTAGTAGTTTTGATTTACGAGATACATCTGTAACCAATAAACTATTTTCGGACCTACAACCAGATAATGTTATACATTGTGCTGGTAGGGTAGGTGGTTTAGGTGGTAATATGAATATGAAGGGAGAATTTTTCTACGATAACATAATGATTAATACTAATGTTATAGAATCATGTAGGAAATACGGTGTAAAAAAATTAGTTTGTTTTTTATCTACTTGTGTGTTCCCTAATGATGTTGAGTATCCACTGACTGAAAAGAAAATTCATTTGGGTCCACCACACACCTCAAACGATGCTTACTCATATGCAAAACGTATGGCTGATATACAAATTCGTGCATACAGAGAACAATACGGTCTTAATTACGTATCAGTTATACCAACTAACATATATGGACCTAACGATAATTTTGATTTGGTTAATGGGCATGTTGTGCCTTCATTAATTCATAAATGTTATTTGGCTAAAAAAAATAACACACCTTTTAAAATATGGGGTAGTGGTAAACCTTTAAGAGAATTTATTTTTTCTAAAGATGTAGGAAAATTAACAGAATGGGTTTTAAAAAACTATGAAGAGGAAGAACCTATTATATTTTCTACCTCACAAGAAGTTTCAATAAGAGATGTGGTTGGTTTGATTGTTAAACACATGTCTTTTACTGGTGACGTAGTTTGGGAGGATGATAAACCTGATGGACAATTTAGAAAACCTAGTGATAATAGTAAATTATTATCTTACTTACCGGATTTTAAATTTACTAGTTTAGATAAAGGTTTAAAAGAAACTATAGATTGGTTTATAGATAATTATGAAAATTGTAGAAAATAAAAATTTAAATAAATAATAATGGGAAGAAGAAGTAAAAAATTAAGTAGAGATGAACAACAAGAAGTAGAAGAGTGGATTTACCAAAATAACACTGAAGAAATTAGAATGACTGACACTATGACCATAAATGTTAAGTGTAAAACAGAAAATCAAAAATCCTTAGTAAATTCTATAAAAGAAAAAGAAGTAACTATATGTTCTGGTCCAGCTGGAACGGGTAAAACATTTTTAGCTTGTGCCGAGGCTTTAAAATTAATTAAAAGATATGCAAAATATAAAAAGATTGTAATTGTAAAGTCAGTTACCACCCTAAAGAATGAAGAAATTGGTTTTTTAAAAGGTAATTTAAGGGAGAAGATGGAACCGTTTATGTTTTCTTTTGTTCATAATTTTGAGAAGATTGTGGGACAAGCTATAACATCAAGACTTAGGGAGTTAAAAACTATAGAAGAAATGCCTATCGCGTATATGAGGGGTATTAATCTAGATAAGTCAATTATAATTATAGATGAGGCTCAAAATATATCTCAAGAAAATATGAGGACAATACTAACTAGGTTAGGTAAGGATTCTAAAATGATATTCTTAGGTGATGAAAGACAACAAGATTCTAAAGGTGGTAATGGATTAACTTTTTTAATGGACCATTTTTCACACATTGATGAAATTGGGTGTGTCCAATTTAACAAATCTGATGTGGTTAGAAATCCATTAATAGCAAAAATAGAAAGAGTTTTTGATTCTTTACAAAAATAAGATTTATAATTAGGTTTAAATATGAAAATTAGTGTAAATATAAATGGTGTACTTAGAAACGTACTTTTAAAATTTCAACAGGTTTATGAGAAATACGAAGATAGGGATGTTAAGTCCGATGTCATCACACCAAACCTTATGGAATACACTCATTTTGACGATGAAGAAAAACTATACAATTTTTTATATCAGGAAGCACCCATGGAGATATTTGGACAAGCTAAAGAAACATTCATTAATGTTATTTCTCACTTAGTAGAACTTTACAAAAATATGCCATCTGATTATAAATTAAGGGTTGTAAGTGATGATTTAGGTAAAGCTAAACCCGCTACATTATGGTTTTTAGCAAAATATGGTTTAGTTTGTGATGAAATAGTATTTTACAACACAAAGACCTTAGAAAACATTTGGGACAATACTGATGTTTTTATAACAAGTGATGTTGATGTTATTGAGTCTAAGCCAAAAAATAAAAAATTAATAGTTGTTGACCAATCGTATAATAATTCATATGATTGTGACTTACGAATAACTAATTTAAAAGAATTAGATACATTAAATATAGAAGATATATGGCGATTAAAAGAGATACATTAACTAATTTAAAGTTAAATGTTGGTAATGAACGTCTTTACTTAGACGTTGATGAGATGCTGGGTAATGTGGAAATATTTACCCGTGACAAAGAAGGTAGAGATATCATTGAATTGAACTTACCAAAATTTGAATTTTTTAAAATGATGTTAGATACGGTTTGTAATACTGTAGAAGATGTAGATGATAATTTGGGTGTGGTGTCCTTAAATAAATTACCTGTTTCGTCTAAATTGGCGATTAACACCTTAATAAAATATAAAATAATAAAAAAATTATAATTAAATATGGAACAACAATTAACTCAATTAGAGAACGGTTTAAAAAAAATTAAAAACAAAGAGAGTATGATTTATTTCTTAACTCAAGACACTAATGGGACTGCATCTGCTTCTGTTGCAAATACCTATCAGTATGTAAAATACCTAAGAGAAGCTGGTTACAAAGCAGAAATCTTGTATGAAAAGAAAGACTATAAAGGTGTGGGTGAATGGTTAGGTTCAGAATACACTGAATTACCACATTGTACTATAGAGGATGGTGAATTAAAAGTTGGTCCAGCAGATGTTGTTGTGGTACCAGAATTGTACGGCCATGTATTAGAACAAATAACAAATATGCCTTGTACCAAAATAATGTTTAGTCAAGCTTATGATTACATTTTAGAAACTTTAAATCCTGGTTTTGGTTGGTCTAATTACGGTGTTACTAAATGTATAACAACATCTGATGCCCAAAAAGAAGAAATTAAAAAATTATTTCCAACTGTAGAATCAACAGTAATCACACCCTCAATCCCAAGTTATTTTAAACCAAGTGAAAAACCTAAAAAGCCAATGATTGCTGTACATACTAGAGACCAAAGGGATACTATGAAGATTATTAAATCTTTTTACCTACAAAACCCACAATTTAAATGGATTACATTTAGAGATATGAGAGGTTTATCTAGAGAAGAATTTGCTAAAAATTTAGGTGAAGCATGTGCATCAATATGGGTGGATAGAATATCTAGTTTTGGTACTTTCCCATTGGAGTCTATGATGTGTAATACACCTTGTATCGGAACGCTTCCTATTATGAAACCTGAATGGTTAACTGAAGAGAATGGTATATGGGTTTTTGACGAATCTAAGGTTGTTGAGGTTATAGCTGGATTCTTAAAGAATTGGTTGGAGGATTCCGTACCAGTAAATTTATATGAAAAAATGAAAAAAACTACCGAAATGATATCGGAAGATAAAGAATCTAAGGAAGTGGTGAAATTCTTTGACACTTTATTTGGTGAAAAATCTGTGGAGTTTGATTCCGCAATAAATAAACTTACACCTGTAAGTGAAAACTCTTAAAAAAATATTAAAATGAATAGTAAAGACATTACAATTATACTTCCGGTACACGATGTATCTGACGATTTTAACAACTGGTTTCCTAAATCTCTTAAAAGTTTAGAACAATCACAAGCAAAACCAGGTAAACTATTAATAGTTTGTGCTGAAAATAACTCCATAAAAGAATACATGAGCTCTTTAGAAAATACTACTGGTATCGATACTGAAATTGTGTACAATGATGGTGACACAACATATTGTGGACAAATTAATTTAGGTGTGTCCAAATGTAAGACTGAATACATTTCAGTATTAGAGTACGATGATGAATATTCTAATATTTGGTTTAAACAGTTTGATTTGTATGTGCCACATTATAAAGACGTAGATATATTTTTACCTTTGGTAGTAGATACTGACCAAGTAGGTCAATTTTTAGGTTTTACTAATGAAGCTTTATGGGCTATGGGATTCTCAGAAGAAATTGGATTTCTAGATAATAATACCTTATTAAAATATCAAAATTTCCAAGTTAGTGGTATGATTATGAGAAAGGATAAATTTGAGGAGATTGGTGGTTTAAAAGCTTCTATGAAACTTACTTTTAATTACGAATTTTTATTACGTGCTACTTACAATGACACTACTATTATGACAATACCTAAAATAGGTTATAAGCATGTAAACCAAAGAGACAAGTCCTTATTTTGGAATTATAAATTTAAAGACGATTTAAAAATTGGCCAGGACGAAGCTAAGTTCTGGGTGGAAACAGCTAAAAAAGAATATTTTTTCACTAAAGATAGACAGGTTGAATTTGAGGGGTAATGGGAAGAAAGCCACTTACTAAACAATATTTTGGTCCTGACCAAGAGTTTGCTGTTAGAGTTTTTTTAACAGCTACTACTTGGGATGAAAAAAATAAAGTTTATAACACCTCTCTTCGTGACCCTCTTATAAAAATGATAGAAAGTATTATAAGAAGATATAGGTTATATAGACCAGGTATGGAGTTTACTGATATTCACACCGATACTCTTTCATTTTTAGTTACAAAAATGGAAAAATTTAAACCAGCTAAAGGTAAAAAAGCTTATTCCTATTTTGGTACTATTTGTAAAAATTATTTAATGGGTCAAATAATGAAGGATAATAGAGATAGGAATAGAAAAATTTCATACGAGGATATATCTGGTAGTATGGAACAAAATGAAAAATATTCATATAGTATGTTTGATGATGATTACCTACCTATTGAGAAGATTATAAAACGTTTAATTTTAGAAATTAAAGAATTTGTTTCTAATAATCGATTAAGTATTAATGAAGAAAAGATTGGTTACTGTTTAATAGATGTTTTTGAAAATTACCAAACTATATTTATCGCGGGTAAAGGTAATAAATTTAACAAAAATATTATACTTTACCAATTACGTGAAATGAGTGGGTTGACCACTAAAGAAATTAGGTCTGCTTTAAAACCATATAAAAACATATATAAAGATATACTGGGAACGATACTAAATCAGTAATTAGATATTTATAGGTATGCCTAGACCAAAAAGAAAGGAAATAAAATTAACCCACGATAGTGCGGTATCCTTAATGCAGGAAATATACAATGAATGTGTGGAACAAAGAACCACAGCTATACGTATACAAAATAAGATGATTGGGTTTATGAAAGAAGCTGCTGACATGGCTTTAATCGGTCCGGTACTTAAAGAACAACAAAAAATTATAGATTCTTCTATAGATAAAAAATTACAACTATCTAAACTATTAGCTACTATAGCTTCTAAAAATATGGAGGTTTCCGGCACTGGATTTACTATCGACGGTGACATGAAAGAAGCTATTAATGAATTAGTAACAAAAACACAACAATCTCAAGAAGGTGATAATTTAAATTATAAAATTTAATTATGGCTGACCCAATACAACAACAAAAAGACATATTTAGTAAAGTCCAAGGATTAATGGCATTTTTAGATGCTACCGATGAACAGCGTAATAGGGAAAATTTAGACCAGTGGAAACAAACTTTCGCCGCACTAAAAGACATAACTAACAACCCACTACCTTTTTTATTAGATTTATTAAAAAGTCTTAAATCACATAAAGGAAATAGAATAAAATTTAAACGTAAAGGGTATACCATGTCTTCTGAGTTAGAAAAAGACAAAAAAGGAGTTAAAGGGGATGGTTTATACAAAAAAACTAAAAAAGCATTCAGTACTAGATTTGGTTTATCCACTAGTACCGACCCTTGGTTAAGACAATTAGACCAGATTATTAGAACTTCTATGTTAGAAGTTTTACCTAGGGTAGACGATATTCTTTTTGAGGAATTGTTAAAGGCATTTAATTGTGATATGTCTATGTTAGTTCCTACCGTTGGTGATGGTTTAACTACAGCGTTACAAATAGATATTGCTGAGGTAGACCTTTTAAAACAACTAAAGAATGACCCGTCTAGTAGTGTTGGTAAATATATGTATGAGCAAAGTCCTTGGGCTACTGGTTATCCTCCTGGGAGTACGCCATTCTCAATGAATAAATTTCTTCGTGATTTGTATTTTACAACACCTGGTGTAGCACAAACAGTATACGGTGCAAGTGGTAGGCCTTTATTTGATATTACCGCTGCTGCTGGTGTGTATACAATATCACCATATTATAAAGAACAAACTGGTAACCCAGGAATTCAATCAGCACCTAACGCAGCTGACCCTCTTGCTACAAAATTTACTTTCGTTGAATTTCTTAAGGATTACTTTGATAGTATACGTGTGATAGAAATACAGAACATTTTAGGTGCTTTGATGGAGGTACTTACTGGTTTTATGAGTGTTAGAAATAAATCTTTTAGTGTCGAAGATGCTTTGGGGTTAGAAAAATTTATGTCTGCTGTAGAAAATATGTTGGAGTCGTGTGATGGTGCGGACTTGTCAGGCCCTAACAGTGAATCGGTAAACTATTTATCTGAACTTTCTGATGACGATAGTTTTTTTGAATTTAATGTGGAGGAAGAAAGAAATATAATTCTTGAAGCGGAAAGAAAATCTAAAAATGTTTTGTCTTTGGTGAGTTGTGGTCAAGTTGATATTCCAGTAGATAACGGTGTAATTGATGATGGGTGTGATGAAATACTAGCCACCCAAGTCTTAGATGAACAATTAAAAGCTTTTGACCTTGTATTACAAAAAGCGGCTTCATCCTCAGCTTCTAAAGCTGGGTATGATATAAGTTTAGGGTCTATAAGTTTACCAGTAGAAATAGATTTTAAAGAAAATTTAATTAAAAAATTACCACAAATATTAACTTATTGTGTACTTAGTACTAAAGCTATTCTTCCTGTAGTACTTACTAGTAGACTATTAAATCAGAATGGTGCTTTAGCTACAAATATTGAGTTATTTGGTAAGTTATTTAAACGTGTTATTATAAGACTTGTTAAAGAGTTTTTAGCTAGAGTAGCTAGACATATATTAGTGTTAGTAAAAAACATATTACTTCGTTTAATTAGAGATTTAATAAAACGTAAGTTAGATGCTATGAATAAAAAGAAAATTCGATTACTTAGAAGATTGTTGGATATTTTACTACCTCTTATTATCGCCTTACAAAACGCTACAAGTTGTAAAGAAATATTTAACATTATTTTAGGTATTTTGGCTGCAAATATGCCAGATATACCTTTTGGTGTACCACCATTTTTACTAGCAGCTTCAAAATTAAAACCTGGGTCTAGTAATTTAGGTACTTTTGAAAAGTTTATAGGTAAAATGGAAGCTGCGGGTCTTCCTGTGGGTGATATGCCGGATGGGAGTACCAACCAATTTACAAAAGCTTTATTTATGTATGGAGCTGCTCATGAAGAAGAAAGAGTAGATAATGAAAAGGTGAAAATAAGTATAATGTATGGACAGACCTTACATTGGTCTGGTCCTGGATTATTAAAACCTGGAACTACCGGAGACGGTACATCATTTTAAGATATGGAAGAATTTTTTAAAGAATATAAAAACAAACCAAATAAAGAACTATTAGATATGCTGATGGTTTTAAAAGAGGAGTTTGATAAGACCAAGTCGGTACTTATTAATTTAACTTTACATATAGAAGATATAGAAAAAAAATTTAATTTAATAAATAAAGAACTAGATAATCGTAAACCTAATAAATAATGGCTGGAACACAACCTTTTGACCATAGAAAAAATTCTGGAGTTGGTATTAAAATAAGTCAAATAATTAAATTTGCTGTATGTGTTGATAATAAGGACCCTCAAAGAGCCGGTCGTATTAGGGCAGTAATAACCAAAGGTGAGGGGTTAACAAAAAGTAAGATTGTTGACCCATTAAATGCTATTATAGGATTTGACGCTCAAGGAGTTAAAGATAAAACTTATTTACCTTGGGGGGCTGACGACCCATATACATTTGCTCCTTTTTTACCATTACATTTAAATATACAACCTATTCCTGGTGAAGCAGTTAAAATAGTTGGGTTTGGACAAAGGGAAGGTAATTTTAATGAAGAGTACGTTGGTCCTATGATTTCACAACCAGGTGAAATACGTACGGATAATTATTCTAGTGGACAACAGAATACAAGTTTTGGTACACAAAATAAACCTTTACCTGATTTTGCTCCGGGTGGAATACCGTTACCTCAAGGTAAGGGATGTTTTCCTAATCCTGATGATATAGCTTTAATAGGTAGGGAAAATTGTGATATTATTCTTGGTATGCGAGAAAAGGCCATAGTAGATGAGACTGATGAAAAATTAAAAGATTGGTACCCACAGATATTAATTAGGTCTGGGCAATTAATAAAAAACGATAAATTTAGTTCAAGACCTAGATTTAACCCAAAACAAACCTTTATACAACTAAATACTTTCCCAACTACATTAACTTCTACAGTAATAGAATTAGAAAAGACAGTACTAGAAGACGTACCCTTAACTACTTTACTTGAGTATCATTTAGATGATGCTCCCCTACAAGCTGGAATACTTACTGGTTTTATAAGAATATTAAAGATACCATTTGACAATAACTCAAAAATATATATGTCTGGTGACTTTAATAAAGAAATACAACTCCCTCCTAACACTATAGAAGCCTGTAGACTTAGTTTTACCAACGCTCCGTCAGTTACTGAGTTAGGTGGTATTATAACTCAGTACATTGCAGAATATGACGGTGGAGAATGGAGTAAGTTTGTAAAACCACCACCTTCTTGGGCTACAAAAACATACCACCCACAAGTAGATTTAAACAATAATAATAATGTTGGGTCTTTTATGGGTAAAACCCACCCATTATATTTTAGACCAGATAGTGTAACTTTAAGATATATGGATAAAGCTATACCTGTTGGTGCACCATTGGTGTGGCCTAATATGCAAACTATAGTTAATAATTTAAAAGATTTAATTGTGTTAGATGGGGTAAAAACTGATGGTTGGGGTCTAGCGTTTACTAGTGATGTGGGAGAAAGAAAGGTTAAGGAAAACAAAGTTAAAGAAAGTAAAAACGAAATAACTAGTGAAGATATGCAACAAGGTATTATTACCGCTGGTTCAGAAAAAATATATTTATTATCCCATAACTCAGCTGAACTTAATGGGAGAATAACATTAAGCACTAATTACGGTATCGACCAAGAAAAATTTGTAGTAGATATAGATGGTAAAACTAATTCACTAGTAAGGGGAGAAAAACTAATGGAGTTATTGACAAAAATAGTAAGTTTTGTTTCTAGTCATACACACGCTTTTCCAGGACTAGCTCCAGTACCTCAAGGTCACGACGGTACTAGAGTAGAAGATATCAGTAGATTACTCGCGGATGCACCTAATACAATATTAAATCAAAATATTAGGATTAACTAGATATTTATTATATAAAGATATTTCATGTCAACACATAGGTCCTACTTTAGTAAAAATAACACAATAATAGCTAATAGTTATGTAAATACAGCAAAAAATCCTGTCACACAACTATTTTATGGTAAAAGTCCATTCCCTACATGCGTTTTTACTGGATTATCAGGTGATAGTTGTAATAATCAGAGTGGTTTTACTAGTACAGTAACAGAAGGTTTTAGTAGATTTATATTTGACCTTGATTTGCGTGATTTGTCGGAAAAAGTAAATAATTGTTGTGTCGAGTTGAGTGATGTAGGAACTACTCACACTCTAAAAATGACAAATACATCTAGTTTTGATGATAAGTTATTAAATGATAAAGTTTTGGTTAATGACACTAGAAGGGCTACTTCTTTTGATTTAATTTTATTTAAATCGGTTAGTGGTCATAGTTGGGATGAGGGGGTTGGTTATGACTACCTAGTACCTAACGGTATATTTGAACCAGAATTTGATATGACGTACTCTACACGACCTAGTCATTGGTTTTCTTGTACAACTCTTTCACATTGGACTTATCCTGGTACATACCTTAACACACTAAGTACTAGTTACGATATCTTAGATACTCAACATTTTGATAATGGTAATGAGGATATCAACTTCTCTTCTCAGGCTTTAAAAGATGAGATTAATTTTTTATTAACGGCAAGTACTAGTCTTACTTCCGGTACAACTTATGGTATAGCTTTTAGTGGGGCGTATGAAAATATAACAGGTATAACAGAATCTTACTCTGTTGGGTTTTTTACAAAGTACACACAGACATTTTTTGAACCTTTTTTAGAGACTTTGTGGGATGATGATATTATTGATAATAGAAATAATTTTAATTTATTTAAACTAAATAGGCTTTTTCTTTATGTTTCAGACCACAATGGTCAACCAATATGTTTAGATAAACTTCCTAAATGCCAAATATTTGACTGTAATGGTAATCCAGTTGCTAATTTAATTGTTAAGAAACTAACTTGTGGTGTTTATTATGTGGAACTAACACTCTCATCCCTACCACCGGGTCAATCAACACCAGTTTTATATGAAGATGTGTGGTCAAGTATTGATATTGGTGGTGTGACACAACCTAATGTCGAGAATGAGTTTATAATCTATGATAACGCTTTTTCTATAGGACCATCTGCAGCACAACCTAAAGTATATGGGTATTCTGTTTCTGGTATTAAAGAAGATGAAAAAATAAGTAGTGGTGAAACAAGGAAAGTCTTTATTTCTACAAGAGTACCTTATACAACAGAAAAACAGGTCTTAGTGGATAATTTACAATACAGGGTTTATGTTACACAAGGAACAACACAAGTAGAGGTAATTCCATGGTCACAAGTAAACATGGGTAACGAACATAATTACTTACTTATAGACACTGGGTGGATGATTCCTAACGAATATTACCTAGACATTAAAGCGACTTCTAATCAACAAGTAGATACTTATAGAAAAGCAATAAAATTCCAAATAATTAATCAATTATGAAAAAAATAAAAATTAAAGAAAATGAACTAGTAGAATTAATAGAAAAACTAGTAAAAGAAAATATAGGTTTTGCTTCTTCAGCTATAGGTAATGGTAATGGGCAAAACTTTGGTTTAATGGGTACCCCAACGGCAAAATACAAAGACCTTTTAGAAAAAGAAGATATTGAGGAAGATGATATGGACGACAATGAAAATGAAGTTAGTGAAGAAACACTAAATCTTAATGTGGATGACGAAACTCAAGATGGGTTAAATCAAGAAGATTATATGGAAAGTGTAAAAGAATCACGATTAATCTCTAGAATTAGAAAAAATTTAAATAAAAAATAAAAAATAAAAACTATGTGTGATTGTCAAATATGTAAATGTGGTACAAAGTGTGATTGTAGTTGTTGCGATTGTTAAAACACTAAAATATAGATATAAAAAAAACCACCTAATAAGTGGTTTTTTTTTGTTTAAATATCTTCGTCACTTTCGTCAACGTAATCATTGTCATAATCATATTCGTGAGTTACAACAGTTCTACTAGGTGGCTCTGGTTCCTCAACAACCTCACCTTTCGGTGAGAAATTTTCTGAAGCTGTAAAACCAAGTCCAGCCATTACAATCCATTGTAAAGACTCAAATATATTATCGTCAATTGTGAAATCCCAAAAAAGATTTGCTGTATAACCAATTAACATAAATAGAAGACATACAAAGGTAACAAATCTTTTACTAGATACTTTACCTTCACTACTTAACATGTTTTTAAAAAAGTTCATAATTGTTTTTATTATAAATATCAGTACATAAAAAAAAGCCCTCATAAAGAGGGCTTTTTTAAATATATAACTTATTCAGTTACTAGAATCTTTTCAATTCTCTAATATCAAATGTTCTAACTCCATCAACAGTGATTCTTCCGTAGAATCTATTGTTCACCATTTTCTTAGCGTATCTAGTCATGATACCTTTGATTGGTGTAAAGTTGAATGGGTTATACATTGTTGGAGTTAACTGTAATGGTACATACGGTGCGTAAACGTACCCAGTATCCAATAAAGATGTTCCTTTATGTCCAATTAACACTTGGTTAGCTGGGAAGTAAGGGTCTCTATATACAGTAAATCTTCCTGATAATGTTCCAATTTTCTCAATACCCATGTTATATGAATCTTGTTCTGGTGACGCATTTGATACGTGGAAGTATTCCAAGTCATCAAAAATTGCAGAAACCTCTGAAGAACATACAATCCAGTTAGCCCCACCTCTTAAAGTAGACTTGTGAATTTGAGCAGAAATTTGGTTTATAGTTGTAATCAATGTTTGATTCCAATCTTTTTGAGTATATGGAGCTTGACCAGCTGAGAATCTCTTCCAACCGTTGTAGTCCCATCTTAAGTCCCATGCTGCACCTTTTCTAAGGTCTCTCAAGATTTCTCTATCGATTTCAGCTGCAACTTCTTCAGATAATAAAGCTGTTAATTCAGCTTCAGCATCAATATTATGGAATGCAGAAACATCTTGTGCAAGTTCTGGTGACCATTGAGCTCTTAACTTTCTTTCAGTAACAGAAACTGTAACCGCTTGTAAGTCAAAAGAAACTTCTCCCATTTGGTCTTCGAATTCAAGACTGTTATACTGTCTCCATTTAGCCGTCATAACATAAGCTGTATCACCTGATGAACCAACATAACCGTCAACTGATGTACAAGATACACAAGCTGGACAAGATAAGTCTAATTCAAGGAATACTGTTCCTGTAGAGTCACAAACATCAGTTCTATCAACAATACCAAATCCGTATTTTTGTGTAACTACACGGAATAAGATTGCTGATTCAGCAGCGTAAGTAACACCAGTAGTTACTGAACCACCTGCAGTTCCGTCAGTATCACAACAGTTAATTATTGTTGAGTTAGATACAACTAATGAAGATAAAAAGTCTTCATTATCCATCTCGTTACCTTTAGCGTCAGTTAATTTACCAGCTCCAGTAGTACTAAATCCAGTTAAAGAAACAACAATTGTTCTTCTACAAGCAACGTGATAAGTTGCCCAATTTGCAGCGTCAGTAACTAATTGGTTTCCTGACCATGCGTAAGGATATAATACTTGTTGTGCTACAGTAAAACTTCCTTTTGAGTAGTCATATAAACCATCATTTGCTTCTTGTGGTGCATTTCCAGCGTAAAAATCATCATATAAAGATGATGATGCTGCTGAGAATGAAGCTCCTGGAGTTTGTTGATACCCATCAGCTACCGTAGTACCTTCATTTTGAGGTGCTCCGTAAGGTGAGAATTGTACTCCTGTTGCAGCGTAAGCTGCGATTTTAGGTACAAAGTAAAATAACTTACCAATTGGTAAATTCATAGCTTGTACAGAAACGATGTCGTTTGCTAATAATTTAGAGAATACTCTCCTAATTATTGGAAAAACGACTGTTTCGAATGAACCTGAATCAGCAGCTGTAGTAGCTTCGTTGATTAGGTGTGTTGCTTGGTTTTCATATAGCTGAGCTATATTTTCTTTAACGTGTCCTTTAAGACCGTCTAGGAATCCAAGTTTGTTCCATTTGTTTAAGGTATCTTCTTTAATAACTTTAAGGTGTTTTAACCCAATGTTACCGACCATACCTGATTCTAATAGTGCTCCCATAGTTTTTTTTTTAGTTTAAAAAGCGTTTATTTAATTTTAGACATTAAGTCTTTCATCCTACTAAATTGTGGATTTTCGTAAACTTTTGATTCTAACAGTTTACCTCCACTAGTAGGAGTCTTAGTAATTTTCTTTTCCACTGACTCAGCAATTGTTTTTGTAGGTTTAACTACTTCCTGAGTTAGTTCTTCTTTGATTACCTTGTACAAATCTTTAGAACCTTTTAATGAATTAACTCCATCAAAACGTCTTAAAACTTTGATTTTTTCCTGCTTGGTAGTTGAATGTTCTGTAAATAGACGTGTTACGTAAGCTAAATTTGAATTAAACACACCTACTTCATTCAGTTTATCTTTAAAAGTTGTTAATGCTTTCTTATAATCAGAATTTTTAACTTTTAAAGTTTCTACCTCTTCTTTAAGAAGATTGTAGGACTTTCTAATACGACTTTCACCTAGGTTACGATTTGGTGTAATAGCTTTTCTAATACCAGAAGGTTTATGTTTACCACCAGACTCTCTTCCCAACCCTAAAGTTCTTGAAGCTTCTGTTGTATCATACTTTCTAGTACCTCTTGCCATTCTTGCTCTGGTTTTTAAAGACATTTTATCGTCTTCATGACCATGTTCTCCACCTAACATATCAGCCTCTCTATCCAAGTAACCTTGGTTAGAGTGTCCTTTATGGTTTTTGAGTCCATAGTCACCTTCTTCCATTTCGTGTTCACCTTCTCCCATTTCATCTTCAGGACCTAAATCCATATCAGACTCTTCCCCCATTCTTTGTTTATTAATATCCGAATCTACACCGACTACTTCTGAATCACTACCGTCAAAGTCATCTCTGTCTTCGTGGTCTTCTTCTTCATAGTCTTCAGACAATTCAATTTCATAAACAACATCATCCATTTCGTCCATTTCTTTGTAACCTTCGTCCATGTTATCCATTTCCTCCATGTCCATTTCGTCCATTTTGTCCATTTCTTCCATGTCCATTTCGTCCATGTCCATTTCCTTAATTGATTTTTTCATTGTTTTTGATTTTTTTTCTTCGTCTAGTTTAATGATGTATTCAGTGTCTGTAGTAGTATCAGTCAACTCAATTTCTTCATCATCTTTTTGGATAATGATTCCATCTTCGTCTCCCATTGCTTTAAATACTTTTAACACTTCTTCATCGGATGCTAATGTTAAGTCTAGAGGTGGCAGTTCAGGTAACTCTACGTCGTCTGTCTCGTCCTCAATATCAAGTTCCATACTATCTAACACATCTAAATCCATTTCAGGTTCATCACCTTCCATTTCATCATCAACATCGATAATATCAACTTCTTCTTCTTCTTCTTGCTCCTTAAGGTAATCGTCTTCGTTTAACGATTCTTTTACTAATTCTTGAATTTCTTCCTTCATAGTTGAAGAAAGTATTTCTTTTGCATTAGACTTCATAGTTTCTTCCAACTGTTCCGCCTCGAGCAACGCTTTTTCTAAAATTGATTCACTCACGTTTTTTTTATTTTTTTTAAAAAGTTTATTATCAAAAAGCCACAAGCATAAATGCGGTTTTATTATAAATATAATAGTATTGTAAAAAAACCCAATTTAAATGGCTTTAGTGATAGATTTATCTATTTAAGAAATTGTCCAACTTAGACATCATAGATAAAGATTTATTTAATTTTTGTTCTGGAGCTTTAGAAGATTCCAAAACTTCACCAGTTTCATCTACGCTATCTGGTGATTCTGTCTCTTGGAATAGGTAAGAGCCTGGTGTTGAGGGGGATGATACTAAGTCAAAACAAATTAACTCAAAGTCTTCTTGGACTTGGTTGTAGTCTCCGTTTTTTGTTAGTGAACCAACACCTCTAGAAGATATACCTAGAGTAACACCCTGCCTTAATAAATTAGCTGCTTGGTCACCAACACATGAAATAACCCCTTCTTTAATATATCCTGGTGATGTAAGTAGCTTAAGTTTACCAATTAATCTATTTCCATCCCACCAAGTTTCTGTGATTATATGAGAAGCTCTATCTAAGTCTATTAAAGATGATTCTGGATGATTAAGTTCAGATATCGCACCACCTTTTTTTATTACTTCTTGGTATCTTTCGTTTTCTCTTCTTAGTATTTGTTCTGGATATATTCTTCCGTTCCTGTTTGGGGTGTCGTATTTTTGTAAAATAGCTAACATATAAATCTCCCCACCGAAATCAGCATTTTTCATTTCTGAAATAATAGCTTTATTTTCGTCTGGTGATATGTACCCATCATGTTCTACTAAAATACCATGACCACTTTCTTTGGCTTCTAAAACTCTCATAAATTACTTTTATTATAAATATGATGCTATCTAAAAAAACCTTAGTGTTCTATTTTTTAGAACTATGAAATTTAAATATTTTTGATGTTAGGAAGGACTCTTCTATAACTTTATTGGTTATTTGGTGTATTGGTTCTGATAATTCTATAGATTTCATATCTATTTTTTGTTTTGGTTGTAGGAATAAGGTTATTTCACATCTAATAAAACTTCTTTTACCTTTTCTTATACCACTAGCTCGTAAATCTAAGTCTATTATAGATATATCTTTAAACATAGAACTTTTTATGTTACCATGTACCGTAGTCTTTATTCTACTTTTAAATTTTTTTACTCGTCTATTCCAGTTTTCATGGTCTTCATTTGGTTCTGCCCATGTTGATAGATTTATAAATAATGATTTTAGTGAACTAACATCTACAGTACCGTATGATGTCCTAAATAACTTTGAAACTTGTGTTTTTACTTCCCTTCCTTGTTTTAACATATTAAATATTTTGTATAATAAAATATAAAAAATGTAGAAACTTACTTCAAGTCCTCTAACAAGCCCCTAACCCTGATATAAGATTTTTTGCTGTTTTTTAATGACTTAATTTCGTTTTTTACTTGTACTAACTTTCCGGAAAGTGACTCATCTTGGGATTCTTTAATTAGGGAATTAATTCTATTTAAGGAAATATCTTTAATATTTTTAAATTCTGTTTCTAGTGTTTCCTCTGTCATAAGTAGAGTGTTTTTAAGAATTTCTTGTTCACCCTCTGAAAGTTGTTTACCATATACTTCACTGTAATTTTTACTTAATACGTGTGAAAGTATTTTAGGGTTATTAATTTTACTTATAACTTTTTTTCTTTCTGTTATTAGGTGAGTTGTTAGTTTTTGTTTTGCTTCTGTAACAACATCTAATTTAGTAACGTCTTGGTTAAAAACTACATCATCAATATTTTCATATATAGAATTTTTTCTTTCTATACAAAGTTCTTTTCTATCCTCTATTATTTTATCTAGTATTGGTTTTACTTTTTTTAATTCACCCTTTCTATCTTTTAGGTAATTAAATGCTTCATTAAGATATGATGTACTTTTTTCTTTATTTGTGATAGTTTTACTTTCTATTTCGTTATATAACGTAAAAAATTCTCTAAGAACTTTAGAGTATTTCATTGTACCCATTATAATCGACAGATTTTTTTTAAATTTATTACTATCTTTAAAAGAATTTTCTAATATAGAATCTATACTATTTTTGTAGTGTGAGAAGTTTTTCATAAAGTTACTTTTATAATAAATATACTTAATCCTTTAATAATGTGTCAACCTCATCATTAATACTATCAATATTATTTTTTGTTCTATTAAATAACTCATCTAAACCATCTTTAGATAACCCTCTACCTTCTAAAATTAAAGGTAGTTCAGAGTCAACATTAAAACCTTCAGCAGCCGCTACAGGGTCGGTTATCTCTTCACCAGCACCAGGAGCTTCAGTTTCTGAGTCACCCATATCAAAATTAGCGTCTTCTTCACTTCCCATATCTAATCCTGGTTCCTCACCTTCTGAATCAGTAGTATTTGTTACGGTCGGTGGTTCTCCATATAGTTTATCAACAGTATTAAATAACCCAGTCTTTTTAATTACATCACCCGTACTTTCTAATTCTGTAGATACTGCTTTTTCAAATCTTTGTTGTTGTAAGTCTAATTTAATTTCTTCATCACTCATACCTAAAATAAACTTTTTTGCCCATGTAGCTGAAACTGGTGCTATACCACTTCCTGGGTCACCCACAGCATCTTTATATAATGTTATTTTAGTTTGCCATTGTTCTAGTTTTAGTAGTTCTGATTGGGTTGATGGGTTAGTTAGACCTAAGGAAAAGTTTTCTAGTTCATCCTCGAACCCTAAAACATATAAATGAATTATAGCTATTTTATTTAACTCTTGGATGATAGCTTTCTGAATCCTATTTATGGTTCTTGCGAATCTAATATCTAAAAGAGCTAGATTTTTACCTTCACCCACCACCTCCTCAAAACCTAAAAACGCTTTTGGTATTCTAAGAGAAGCTAGTAATTTTTTTTGTATATATTCTATATCTGCAATTTCACTTAAATTTGTTGCTCCAGGTAAAGTTTCTATAGGACTTGGAGCTGCTTGGTCTCTTACTGGTATAAAATAATCTTGGTCCACAGCCATTTGATTCATTCTTAAGTCCACATTTCCATTTTGTGGGTCTACTACTGGGTCCCTTTTAAACTTATTGGCTACTTTACCAATATAAGCTTCGACATCTTTGTCATCCATATTACCAACAAAGACTTTAAAAACTCTTCTTTCTGGAGCTCTAGATGTTCTATATACTAACATAGCATCCTCAGCTAACAACAACTGTTTCCATATTCTTCTAGCTTTTTCCAACATAGAGGTACCATAAGGTAATCTTCTATCATCACCTAAAAGTCTAAAATGTGCTATCTCCCAAGAATTAAATGTTAAGTCTTTTTCTCTCCATTTAAATTCTACTTGGTGAGCTTTGGCATCACTATTATCCATTTGGTTTAAGTAACTATGACCTTCTGTTCTTTCCATTTCAATATTAGGTAGCTGGTTGCACCCTATAACTCCTTTTTCTGGGTCAATTTTTAAATAAACAAAATTATCTCCGTATTTACAAGCATTACGAATCCACATGATTAAATTTGTGTCAACGTCTAATATGTTATTAAATAAATCACCTAGAATTGACTTTATTCTAGTGGATTCAGACTGTATAGATAAAATGTAACCTTTTTCTGACGGGGTTGTGGATTCTTCTGCATATATATCCAAAGCAGCAGATATTTCCGGTGTAAACTCCATGGACTCATAGTCATAATAAGAAGCTAATCTAGTTGGTTCGTAATAAATAGATTTAGTATATAGTTCATTATCTATTTTTTGCCATTGACTTGATAGGTACATGGATTGTTGCATTTGCAACTTCTTCTCCTCATAGTCTTTTTTAGAATCAGTTTTTAGTATTTCTTGTGAACCAAGTTTAAATTTTTGGAATGTTGGTTCTTGAGCTGTAGGTCCAGCAGGACCAAATAATTTTCCTAGTCTTTGATATATTGTTAAGTTTTCTGCCATATTGTTTAATAATACTGATTATTTTATAAATAGTAAATCATTTACTATCGGATTTTACCGAATAGCCAAGCGTTCTGTTTATATTGTTCTTTAGTGTCTGAAGGTGTATTACCTGGTAATCCAAACATAGGTTTATTCTGTTGAGGTTTTCTATAGTCAGGTTCTTCGTTAGTAGAATTACTACTATTAATCCAACCGTCTAACATTGCTTTTGTCATACTGTCAGCTTTATGTAATTGACTAAAAGAGTTTTCACCAACATACAATGCCATGGCTATTGCCATAATTAAATCATCATGTTTACCTTTCATGTGATTTGGTTTTCCGTTTATATAGACAAATGTATACATCTCATTTAACAACCTTTTAGACCTTATTACAAATTTATGTCTAAGAGCCTCCTCAAAGGCTGCTATTATCTGAGTTCTTTTATTATTAAAGGCTAATCCAGGTGTTTTAGTACCTTCGTTTGGGTTATACTTCCATTTATCTGCCGTATTCATACCCTCCACATATAAATCTTTATATCCTAATTCTTGTAATTTTCTAGATGTCGCTACACCCATACCCCCTGTTATATCAGTAACTACATAGGCATTATACATACTTCCCCATTTATACACTATATCAGCGGCTAAATCTGGTGGAATTTTACCTAGATATTCAGCTACTTGACATCTAGAGTCAAAATCTATAATTATTATAGATGTAAAATCTTCCGAATCACCCCTACTTACATCACACCCCAGAATATAACGATGACCCTCTATTGGCTTTTCCCAAATCCACATTTGGTTACCCACAAACATTTCTTCAGGGTCCCTAATATCTTCATGTTTTATTTTTTCAATAGTTTCTACAGGTATAACGTTATCCCCCGAACCTAAAAAAGCACTTTCTAACTCTTGTGATATTTTTCTTCTATCATACTTAAGTTTTTTAACCATACTCTCAAACCAAGAAGAACAAGGTTTATAACCATCCCTAGATAATTCTTCAAATTTACTTAATTCTTTTTCATATAAAAACCCATCTTCATCATAATCCTCCCTATTTAATAAAAAATGTACAATATCTTTAGTCTTAACCCAAAAAATATCTTTTGTAAATCTGGGGTCGTTTTGCCAATGAAGTTCTGAAATATGAAAACTATTTAAACCTTTTATAGATTGTTCGTATATTTCATAATAAATCTTATCGTACCCATTTGGTGTTGATATTACTATTACTTTACCTCCTGTAGATAATGATGCCATACATGCAGCCCAAAAATCGTCTCCCGCTTCTATGTATGCGGCCTCGTCAAATATTAATGTTGTTGGTGTAAACCCTCTAAGTGCATCTACGGAAGTAGCCACAGCTTTTACTTCACTACCATTATTTAATTTAAAATGCTTTTGTGAATCTTTTTCTTTTGAGAACCCAACGTTAATCCAATCAGGCCACTGATTTATAAAACCTCTAACTTTATTAGCGAATTCTGACGCGGTGTCCAGTTTGTTCGCAATTATAAGAATTTTTTCTGGTTTATTTTTAGAAGCGAATTGTAATTTTTTTGATACCCAAGCTGCAGTTGCTGTGGAAACACCCGCCTGTCTATACTTTTTTGTGATGTTATCGTTATATACCTCAAAATTCCTTAACATCATCTTTTGTTCTGGAAACAAAATAAATGGTACGTACTTAGATTGGGTATTGTCGTAAGTTTCTAAATAGGTTTCAATAGCGTAATTTGTGTCTTGTAAGCACCTAGCATAGTCCTTTATTAAATCTTCTTTATTCATACGCTATAAATATCGGAAAAATATTAACCTTTTACAAGTTATATAAAAAGTCTTTTTCTGCTTTTGTTAAAGAGCCCATTCCACTCTTATTAATCTTGTCTAGAATTGTGTCCATATCTAGTTCTGGTTCTGTTTGAGTTGTAGTGTCGTCTGATGTGTCTGGTGTTTGGGTTATTTCACCACTAGCGTCTTCGTAATCTTCTTGCTTTAATTGGTTTACTATGCCGTCAATCATTTTCTTAACTTGGTTTTTACCTTCCTGACTACCCGATAGTATTTCTTTAGCTAATTTAAGGAATTCTTCAGCTTCTAAACTTACAAATTTAAAATAAAAATAATTTTTAATTCTTTTTTGTTCATCAGTGTTAAAAAAGTCTTCTGGATATACCTCTAAAAATTTTTCCCAAATTACTGGTCCTAATCGTAAATCCCAAATTTCAGCTGGTAAAGTATCCTCCATACCAATTACTTCTTGAGCCATGTCTGGGTCAGATGGTAGTCCGTGAGCAGAAACATACTCCATAACACCTTTATATAATTCATGCACTAATATAGGAAACATTAATCCCTTTGCTTTAATTGTAGGTGGGTCTGTTTCTAAGTCTAATTCTTCTTTTCCAGCCATAGCTTGTTCTGCACCACCCCCACCAATCATACCTTCCATATCTGGCATTACCCAATACATTAAATCGTTAACTGACATTACTATAGAGTATAACCCAACTAAATCTGGGTTTATATCATTTAATCTTTCATTTACTAAGTGGTACATGTAGTGAGCTTTTTTTGCTGACCCCTGTATTAAAGAATTTATAAATCTTCTTTTTTGTTTTTCTAAATCTAATTTTTGTAACCTTTTAGCAGCTTCATCCTCCATTTCAAAATTAGGAAATTCAAGCTCCTTCTTTTTCTTTTTTTCTTTAGGTTTTTGTTGCATTCCCGACATATTAGGTTTTTCCAGTTTTGCGTCAAACTGTAAATCACCTTCAGGTATACCCATTTCACCAACAACCAACTCTACTGCGAGATTTTCTAAAACTTCTTTATTTTGTGATTCTATTTGTAATATTCTTTGAGCTGCTTGCATTAACATTGGTTGTAGAGACATGAAAGTTTGTGGGTCTATATTTTCTACCCCTGTCGCATCTTTTACTTTTTGTACAACATCTTGAAATCTTTGGGATGCTATTAACTCTTCGAAATTGTCTGGAATCCCATCTTTATCTACGTCTGGGAAAGCTTGATGCTTACCTAAAGGATGGTCTTGTGATTTTAATTTTGATTCTATGTCTGGTGACATTCTTTCTCTACCATCACCATAATCAATCGGAGGTGCCTCATTTAACTTTTTCTTATCCATGTTGTGTTAATGCTTTACCTAGGTTAGTTGATGTTAACCAATCTGGTAATGAAGATTTATTACCTTTAGCTTTTGGGTTTGGTTTTGTTTTTGGTTTTTGGAATGGGCCTCTTCTTTTTTTCTCTCCTGGTCTAGATGGTGCAATAGTAGGTGTTTTTAGTGGTGCTGGTGCAGTAGTTGCTTCTGGAGCTCCTATATATTCACCTTCATTATCTCTGTCGGTTTCATTTAAATCTATTTCACCAAGACCAAGACCATTTAATTTTATATTACCTGAAGGACAAATATTTAAATCTATAACGTTATTATCCCCTTTTAAATATCCGTTAATGTGTCCGTCATCATCAAAACCGTCTACCTCAACACTCATAGGTGGGTCCATTTCTTCACCTATTTCTACCATAGTAGTAAATGATTCGTTTTGGTCTTCAGTTCCTACTATTTTTGATTTTTTAATATTTGTTGATAAATTTTCTTTTATAGTTTTTATAAAGTTTTTTTTGGATATCTCCGGGTTTTCGTTAGCCTCAACTAGTGACATAACCCAATCTTCCAATATCTTAGACTCGTCTACTTTTTCTGGTAAGTTTTCATAGTCTTCTGGTGTCATCTTTGACCCTAATTTTTCAGCAGCAGCAGGATTTACAGCGTATAGATATTTTTGTTGTGCTTTACTAGCAAATTTTTCATCTATTTCCTTCTCCCTCAATAAAGGGGTACCGTCAATATCTACATCTGGATTTCCAGTCTTATCCGTTTCAATATCTAATTCTTCCTCCGTTTCATACTCCTCTAATTCTGCAGCTTTTGCCATATATAAAGTAGCTAATTCTTTTTCTTTACTTTTAATATCCTTGTCAGATACTTGCTCTTTAAAAATTTTATTATTTAATTGTTGTAGCTGTTGGTTGGAAAATAAAGATAGGGTTCTATGTGTGAACCCTTCATTTAAAAACTTATCTATTAAATTTTTTCTAGTTTGTGGCATTTGTTAAAATTTTATCAAATTCTAATATTATATCTCTAGCATATAATTTGTCTTGGGTTTTTTTACCGTCTTCCCCAAAATGGAAAACTAATCTTTCTTCCTCATCATTTTCATAAGATTCTTCATAAGTTTCCCATCCTAACGCTACTACATTGTCTAAAGCATGTTCCATAGAAAAATAATCTGAATTTTGTACTAATTCTAACTTAATATTTTTTCCTTTTAACACACCCACTTTTTTTATAAATTGTATTTCTGGTGGACCTGGTTTACCGTGTGCCGGATTAGAGTCCCAATCCTCACCCCACATTTCTTCTAAACTGTCTCCAAAGATAAACTCATAAATGTTCTCATTTTTGTAATCTGGCCCAAGTTCATTTATAAATAAAAGTTTCATTTATTTTATAAACCCATTGGTTAGTATCCAAACCTTTTTATTTTTACTTTCTAATATTATTTTACCAGAATCTGTTTTTCTTTTAAACTTAAAAGATTTATTTTCTTTTAAAAACTTTTCACAACTAAGTTCTTGTTCTACAGTCTTATATTTTTTTTTTAATTTTTTTGTCTCCTGTAAGTGTTTAATTTTAGATTTTAAGTATTGTTCTGCTGTATTAGGTGAGGACTTTGTTTTTTTACCAGTCTCAATATAAGATTCTAGTAAATTACCAACCCTTTCTTTTAAAGACTCCATAGCTACTTCTTCATCATCCATATCAAGGTCCATACTATCTTCATCACCAACCTCTGTATCTAAATCCATATCTTCGTCACCCATATCGATATCAACATCAACATCTTCTTCATCACCATAAGCTGCTTCATCCTCATCAAATCTATCTAAAACATCGTCTTTGTCGTCTTCATCTAAATTGTCTAAATCTACAGCTGATATTATAGAATTTAAAACATACTTAATGTCAGCACTCCCTAACTCCTCCTCAACGTCTCTAAGTTTTTGTCCTAATTTACCAGTTAGTTTTTGGATTGGTTTCATAAACCCTTCCATTTCTTCTTCATCACCACCCTCTAAATCAACATCTAAATCTTCTTCTTCATCATCCATATCCATATCCAAATCTTCATCTTCATCTCCCATGTCAAGGTCCATATCCACATCCACAGATTCTTCATCACCACCTTCATCTGGGACATTTAATACAAATTTTTCTTGTTCATCCATTTCACTTTCATCATACATAGACATTCCAGTACCTTCATTATATTCTTCATTTAAAGGTTTAAATATTAGATTCATTCTTTTTAAAGCTTTACCGTAACTTTTAAACCTGTCTCTTTTTTTGTTTTGGGGTCCACTAACGTATTCTAGTTCGGATTCGTTAATACCAGATTTTAGATAATACCCGTCACGTTCTAGTACTATAGAATAAACTCGTCCATCCGCACCTTTTTTAGTGAAATGATTTGTTTCTACCTGTAATTCTTTATTTCTAGTTGTTTCTCCAAAACGTGCTATTTCCATTATTCTTTGTACTTTAGCATCTCCTTGTAATTTTTCACTACCTATTGGTTTTAATCCTGACATGTTAATTTGTTTTTTATTTTATTTTATTTAACTATTTAATCCACCACCACCAATTATGGTTGGTCTGAACATAGCTGTTGTTCCTGAATAATTATCTGAACGTGTTATACCTGACATAGGGTCACTACAACTACAATCATAACATAAGAAAATAGCTTTATCAGACGCTGTTACACCACCAGGATTTATAACAAGTTCCATAGTTGTTCCAGCAGCAAGACCTAATATTAATCCTTGGTAGGTAAATGTAGCCGCTGCACCAGATGTAACAACTGACGTACATTTATACCCATCATAAGTTGTGGTGTTTACAAACTCATAACCCTCAATAGCAATTGTAGGTATCGAGTTACCTCCGTAATTTCCTCCAGCCATAATTAATTAATTAATTTTTATTTATTTATAAATATATCTAAATATCAGAAACTTTTTCTTCGACAGTAAGAGTTTTGTCGATTAATTCATTTCTAACATCATTTATTTTCTTTAAATACTCATTTCTTCTTAAAAATTTAAAAGTAAGATTTTCATACGAATACTCACCCTCATCTTTTAAACCATCTCCACGATATTTTTTAAGTTTATTTTTTAGTTTTTCTATAGTATCTAAAACCACTAGTGGTTCTTTTCTTTTTGCATCGGTTTCTATGTTGTCTATTTTTTTCATCCACTCTCTAGATTTACTTAATAGTTTTTGGGTATCTATTTCAACATCTTCACTTTTAGTAGGATTTACAATCCAATCATCATATAAAACAGAGTATACTCCACTAGCAAAATGAGGTTCGTCAATGTCTTGTGCATAAACCTCAACGTCAAAATCTTTAACGGTAACATCTCTAAGAGAATTCCATATAATCCTTCTACTATCTAAATATTTTTTAAGTAATTCATTAGACTCTGAAAAATCCATTATAATATGTAAGTCTACGTCCGAAAAATCTGACCAATTAAAATTAGATAAAGAACCAGTAAGTGTAATATCTTCTATATCTAAATCTAAATCCGTAAAATCTTTATAATTTTCTACTACCTCTAATAAGGCTTTCCTTATTTCTGGTTTCATTTTATAAATGTCACCATCTAAAAACCAAATTTTTGGGTTTAGTTCGTTTTGGACCTTGAAGCTTTTTACTATTTGTGTATTGGTTTTTGCCATATTCTATAAATATATGGAAATATAGTCTATGACAATTTTTTATATTTATAGTTTTTAGATATTTTTTTGGCAAAGAAGGAACCCTGACTTTCAGCTAGTCTCATTTTAGTAAAAATAGAGATAGGTACTTTTTCATAAGAATATTTACCCCCCTTTTTAAACTCAACAATTAACTCACTTGTTTCTGTGTTATATTCTGAAGATTTTAAATTTGAGGAGTCGTATTCATTTATTATTAACCTACCTTCTATTTTTTCTTTTTTAATAGCCATTACCCTTGTGCTTGTGGTTGAGCTGTTGATGGGTTAGGTTGTGGGTTGTTACCTTGTGGGTTATTAGCGATATTAGGTGTTCCAGCTGTTTGTTGTTGAATTTGTTGGATTTGTTGACCCATATTATTAAGTAGTAAAGCTATATTTTTTGTAGCATTTAGTACTTGTTCCATTCTTTCTTCTAATTTTAGTGCAGGCATTGGGTGGTCTACAAAATGTTTAACTCTAGCCACTAGTTCTTCTGGTGTTCTAAAGTCTCTATTTGGTAACCAAACTTCTTCTTGAAATTTAATTGTTGGTGTTACTGCGAGTCCAGTTATTCTTAATAGGTCGTTCCACTCATCGAAGTTTTCACTAGTAATAACTTCCTCAAAGTCAATTTGGTTTTCAATTAATGCGTCTTTTACTTTTTTACAGTAGTGACATGATGGGTTTGTGTATAATTTCATAATGTTTTTTTTTTAATTATAGGTATTTTAATAATGAAAGGAAACTTAATTCCTTTCATTATTGATAAATTTATTTAACTTCTTCGAACTCAACATCAGTAGTGTTTTCTCCCTCTGAAGGTGGTGGTGTCTCATCACCCCCACTTTCTTCATATAGTTGGGTTGATACTTCCTGCCATTTTTGGTTTATCTCCTCCATTGTAGTGTCTATAGACTCTAGATTTTTTTCTTCAATTGATTTTTTTAACCTACCTACAATCTCAGTCAATTTTTCTTTTGAGTCCTGGTCTAATTTATCTTCATACTCTTTTAATTGTTTTTCTGTTTGAAAAACCATCGAGTCTGCTTCATTTAACTTTTCCACCTCTTCTTTTTTCTTAGCGTCTTCTGATGCATTTACTTCTGCTTCTTTTTTCATTCTTTCAATTTCATCATCAGACAAACTACTACCAGACTCTATTTTAATATTATGTTCTTTTCCAGTACCTTTATCTAAAGCTTTAACATCAATAATCCCATTTGCATCAATATCAAACGTAACCTCAATCTGAGGTATTCCTCTTGGTGATGGTGGGATATCTGTTAGTTGGAATCTGCCTAAGGTTCTATTATCTGGAGCCATTGGTCTTTCACCTTGTAAAACATGGATGTCCACAGATGGTTGGTTATCTACAGCGGTAGAAAATATTTGGGATTTAGATGTTGGTATTGTGGTGTTAGATTCAATTAATGGTGTCATTACCCCACCCATTGTTTCTATACCTAATGAAAGTGGTGTTACATCTAATAATAATACGTCTTTAACATCTCCAGCTAAAACACCACCTTGTATTGCGGCTCCCATAGCAACAACCTCATCTGGGTTAACTCCTTTTGATGGTTTTTTCTTAAATAGTTTTTCTACAGCTTCTTGTATTACTGGAATTCTTGTAGAACCACCAACTAATAAAATTTCATCAATGTCTGTTACTTTTAATCCAGCATCTTTAATTGCTTTTCTACAAGGGGTAAGACTTTTTTTAACTAAATCCTCCACCATAGACTCAAATTTAGCTTTAGATAATGTACGTACAAGGTGTTTTGGTCCTGTATTATCTGCGGTAATATAAGGTAGGTTTATTTCTGTTGTTGTTGAGTTAGATAATTCTACTTTGGCTTTTTCTGCTGCTTCTCTTAGTCTTTGTAATGCGGAAGGGTCATTACTTAAGTCCATATTATTTTCTCCTTTAAACTCGTCTAGTAACCAGTCTATAATTTTTTCATCAAAATTATCACCACCAAGATGTGTGTCACCATTTGTTGACATAACCTCAAATATCCCATCACCAATTTCAAGAATAGAAATATCAAAGGTACCACCACCTAAATCATATACAGCAACCACTTTGTCTTCATTTTCATTCAACCCATAAGCTAGTGCCGCAGCTGTCGGTTCATTTATAATTCTTAGTACTTTTAATCCAGCTATTTCTCCAGCTTCTTTTGTTGCATTTCTTTGTTCGTCATTAAAATAAGCTGGTACTGTAATTACAGCTTCAGTTACTTTAGTACCTAAATAATCTTCAGCTGTTTTTTTCAAATTTTGTAAAACTACAGCTGAAATTTCTTGTGGTACATAGGACTTATCGTCTACTTTAATTGTAACAATGCCCTTACTACCTTTAACAACATCGTAAGACATTTTTTTAGCTTCTTTAGTTATTTCACTAAATTTACTACCTATAAATCTTTTTACCGAATAAATTGTATTTTTAGGGTTTGTAACACCTTGTCTTTTTGCTGGGTCACCAACAGACCTATCACCTTCTTTATACGATACTACAGAAGGGGTGGTTCTTTTACCCTCTGAATTTACAATTATTACGGGTACACCCGCTTCAACCACCGAAACACACGAATTCGTTGTTCCTAAATCAATTCCAATTACTTTTGTCATTTTTATTTAATTTTCTTTATTTTTATTTGTTTATGAAATTATTTTCATTAGTTTTGTAGTACAATTACCGTACCAAAAGTAATAAAGAATAATTCAAATGTCAAACCTGACATAATATATGTCACTTTGTCAGTTGTTGATTATTATAAGAAATATGTTAACTTTAAATAAAAAATAATATGATAGATTTTAGTGCAGACTCAGATATGGAAGAAATAAATAGTGGTGGTGAAAAACAAAAACCAAGTGTAGCGGATAGTGGTACACCAATTCTCGATAATTTTTCTCGTGATTTAACAGCTATAGCAGCTAGAGGTGAATTAGACCCAGTTATAGGTCGTGAAGATGAAGTTAAAAGAATAGTGCAAATTTTAGCTAGACGTAAGAAAAATAACCCAGTGTTAATTGGTGAACCTGGAGCTGGAAAGACTTCAGTAGTGGAAATGTTGGCTACTATGATTCATCTTGGTAAATGTCCTAGAACGCTATTAAATAAAAGAATAGTATTGTTGGAGTTATCCTCATTAGTTGCTGGTACTAAGTACCGAGGTCAATTTGAGGAAAGGATGAAAGCTATAATAGATGAATTAAGGGAAAATAAAGAAGTTATTATTTTTATAGATGAAATTCATACTGTGGTAGGTACTGGAAATTCTTCTGGTAATTTAGATGCTGCAAATATATTTAAACCGCCTTTAGCTAGAGGTGAAGTACAATGTATAGGGGCAACTACTATGGATGAGTATAGAGAAAAAATTGAAAAAGACGGTGCATTAGAGAGAAGATTTCAAAAAGTAACTATTGACCCACCTTCTTTGTTTGATACCGTAAAAATTCTAAAAAATATAAAACATGTTTATGAGGAACACCATAATGTTAGTTATAGTAATGAAGTGGTTGAGTTATGTGTTAAATTGGCTGACAGATATATAAGTGACAGGGCTTTTCCTGATAAAGCAATAGATGTACTTGATGAGGTTGGGTCCATGGTTCAGATAGAGGTTAAAACACCAAAAACGTTGGAAAAATTAAAAGGTGAGATTGATAATCTTAAATTAGAAAAGATTGAGGTTGTGAAGTCTCAAATGTATGAAAAAGCCGCTGATTTAAGAGATGGTGAAAGAAAATTAACTGAGAAGTTACGTAAATTAACAACTGATTGGGAAGAAAAGCAATCCCTAAATAAGATAGATATTACTATTGAAAACGTTATGGATGTTGTATCTAAAATAACTAGGATACCTTTAAGTAGGATGAATAGAAATGAGAAAAAAAATCTTTTAAATCTAGATGGTCAATTAAAGAAAGAAGTTATAGGGCAAGATGAAGCTATAAACACTATTGTAAAAGCTGTAAGACGTAACTCTATAGGGATAAAAGAATTGGATAAACCAATAGGTTCCTTTATCTGTCTGGGACCTACTGGTGTTGGTAAAACTCATTTAGCTAAAAAATTATCTGAATTACTTTTTGGTAGTGAGGAGTCTTTAATAAGGGTAGACATGTCTGAGTACCAAGAAAAACACTCAGTTTCTAGACTAATAGGTTCACCTCCAGGATATGTTGGGTACAATGAAGGTGGTCAGTTTACTGAAAAAGTAAGACAGAAGCCATATTCTTTAATACTCTTTGATGAGATAGAGAAAGGTCATAGGGATATTTTTAATATTCTTTTACAGATTTTAGATGATGGTTATGTAACAGATGCTGCGGGTAGAAAAATTAATTTTAGAAATACTTTAATTATGATGACTTCTAATATTGGTGTTAAAAACTCCCAGGATTTTAGTAGAGGTCTAGGGTTTACTACTAAATCATCCGAACAAACAGATAAAGAAAGAATTAGAAGTATTATATCAAAATCACTTAAAAATACATTTAATCCTGAATTTTTAAATCGTTTAGATGATGTAATTATGTTCGAAACTTTGGATAGGTCTAGTGTGAAGAAAATAGTTAAAATAGAGTTGTCTTTTTTAACTTCTAGATTACTGGAAAAAAACTATAGTATTAAATTTAGTCCTAGTGTTATTGACCATATTTGCGAGGTAGGTTATGACGAAAAGTTTGGTGCTAGACCACTAAAAAGAGCCATCCAATCAGAAGTTGAGGACTATATTTCATCTCAGATACTAAAAGATGGTATTATAGAAGGTAACAAATACAACTTAAGTTATTCTAAAAAATCTAATAAGTTTAAAATTGTCGACAAAGGTTAGTAATATGATATTTATAGGTGATGAAATTAATAATAACACAAAAACAGTCTAGGCGACTAATCAAAGAAGCTTTAGGTGTGCCTAAATCTATTGAGTTTTGGGTTGACACGTTTTCTGAAGTTATTAATGATGGTTTAATGATGTTATTATCTTCTGATGATAAAGAAGTTTTTTTTACTGGAAATGACATACAAGAAAAAGCTGTTTCTGGTGGCTGGAATAGTTCTAATGACAAATTTTTAGATTTTCCATTAGCAGAACCACAATTAAACCTAAAGTTAAATATTGTACCTGATGAAAGTATAAATAGTGGTGATGATTATATTGATGCAGCTTCTTTTGATACTAGTGGAATTGATTTAATTGATGCTACTTTTGATGATGGTAAAACTTTACCTTTGGTAGTTGGTGGGATTATAAATATAGAAATTAATGTCCCCGAATCTTCATATGAAAATGGTTCATTTGTAGAACTTTATAATTCTGAAATAAAACCATATGCTGAATCTATTTTGTTTCATGAACTAACTCATGTTTATGAATTTTATAAAAGAATACTGAGTAATTCGGCAAAACCTAACTTTGAACAGGTTGCTAATCTGACCCAGATGATGAATAAAATGGGTTCGGTTGATGATTGGGATGAGTTAATGTTTATGATTTATTTACATTTGAGTTTTGAACTTAATGCTAGAATATCTGAAGTTTATGGTTTATTAAGAAATAAAAATATTAGCTCTAAAGAAGAGTTTATAGAATTTTTAAAGACTTCTAGAGCTTTTTCTTACGCTAAAAGACTTAATAACTTTAGTGCTGAAAAGTTTTTCGAAGATTTTGAGCTTTCTCAAGAAACAATAGATAGAGTTAGAGAGTACGATGGTAAAAAAACACCAATAGATGAAATAAAGAATGTGGTATTAGACCAACTAATTCAGAACTGGTCGGTAACATATGAAGATTTCTTAAAAGATTTTTCTGCTGATGAAACTATAAAAATACCTAACTTACCTAGTAAAGTATTATCCTCACCACAAAACTTTCTTAAATTCTGGGAAAAACGCTTTAATAAAGCGGGACAAGATTCTTTAAGAAAAATTTCACGTTTATATTCGGCCATTTAATATTTTTTTCTTATCTTTGTAGTATGAATTTAGAAAGAACAAGAAATATTGCAATTGACTTAATGAGACAACATGGTCTAACTGGTTACACTTTTAAGTGGGACAAAGCTGTTAGAAGATTTGGTTCTTGTAATGGTAGAACTAAAACCATAACTCTTTCTAGACCAATGACTCAACACGAAACTAACGAAAAAAGAGTTATAAACACAATTCTTCACGAAATCGCTCACGGACTAGATTATAAAAATAGAGGGTACTCTAATCACGACTCTCAATGGAAAAGAGTGGCTAGGTCTATCGGTTGTAGTGGTGAAAGATGTAGTAGTGGTTCTGGTGTTGACAAATCTAAATTTATGAAGTGGGTAGCTACCTGTCCTAATTGTGAAAAAGACGTTTATTACGCAAGAAAAACAAAAGTAGATAAAGCATGTGGTGTGTGTTGTAAAAAACACAACAATAACAAGTACACATCAGAATATAAGTTTAACTGGGAATTAAATCCTAAAGTTGTAAAATATAAATAATGGAAAAATTAGAATATAAAATAAAAAATGGACCAAGGGTAGAATCTGTAAATGAATTTACCCTTAGTGATGACACTAAAGTAGCGATGTTTCAGGGATTTAGAGGTTCTTACCCCGAATTAGACTTTATTGTGAAATATAAGGAGCCAACGAATAGATTGAGGACCCCTTCTCACACACATTGGATTGTAGACCTATTAGTTAAAGCAGAATTTAACAAGGAGATGGTTAGAGACTTTGTACAGAAGTATTTGGATTTATATGACGTTATGACCCCTTTTGAGACTCAGGAGGAACGCAATAACTACCAACTACAACACATAGGAGGGTCTCTAACAGACTTTCAAGGTATAGATGGTTGTGGGTATCTAAGTGTGGAGTTTCTCTCTAGTATCTTAGAATTATTCATTTTATGTGAAAAAAGGTCTGATGATGCGTTTATGTTTAAAGGTTTATTACAATTAGTAATTGACTTCTGTGATGGTAAAAGAGATTACTATCAAGTGGTGGGTTACTCTAAAAGAGTTTAATATGAAAGAAAAATTAAAAGAATTGTTATCGATACCAACTAAGACTTGGGAAGAGGAAAGATTAATAAATTATCTTATGTCACATTTTGAAGAAATGGGATATGATTATGAAAAAGATGATTTGGGAAATTTGTATGTAACTAAAGGAGTTTCTGACTACTACCCTTTGGTCCTAGCTCACACAGATAGTGTTCATGATATTGTGGAGATGGAAGTTAGAGAAGAGTATTTACCTAATTCCCAGGGGGAAAGTAAATTAGCTCTAAAGGCTTATACAAAAGAAGATGGGACACCTACAGGGATAGGTGGTGATGACAAAGCTGGGGTTTTTATATGCTTACAACTGTTGGAAAAATTCGATGTGATTAAAGCATTTTTCCCGGTTGCTGAAGAAACTGGGTGTCATGGAAGTAGGGGTGCTAAAGAGGAATTTTTTAAGGATGTTGGCTACGCCATACAATTTGACTCTACAGAAAATGATACGATGTCACTTTCTTTAATGGGAGTGAGGTTGTTTGAACAAAAATCCGAGTTCTTTAGTAAGACTCGTAATATAATTTTAGAGCATGGCTTTACTGAGTGGAGACATCACCCATATACCGACACTATGATTCTTAAAGATAAATTTAATTTTGCTTGTTTAAACTTTGCTGCTGGATATTACAATTATCACACTTCTAATGAGTATGTTATTGTTGAGGATGTGAAAAATTCTATAAAATTAGGTGAAAATGTTATAAGTAAGTTAGGTAACTCTTTTTATGAATTTAAGTCCAAGCAGAAAGAGTCTGATTTTTGGTTCGATTAGTACCCTCCGTCCTCATCTCTATCATACTCACCTGTAGGGGTAACATCAAAAAAGTGTCTTGAGCTTTTTCCTCTATCAATTCTGTCTTGTGAATTTTGTTGTACTACTAGACCATCTTTTTCTTCTGATTTAACTACACCGTGTAACCAATCAACAAAGGGACCATAAAGAAACATACTACTGTCACCAAATAATTGTTTATAATCTTTAAACCCTGCACCACTTGTTCCACCTCCTAGTCCTTCATCTGGGTATAAACCTAGTTTAGTAACATCATCTACAATTACATCTACGATGGGTGATAACCAAGTAGAGACAAAATTAAGACCTTTAGCTGCCCTTAACCTTTTTATTACCAAGTCTTTCCAATTCTTATCTAAATACTTTAAAAGGTAAAAATCCATTTTTTCTTGACCCATCCCATCAGTTAATTTTTCTTCTTTTAGAACGTCTTCTAGAAACGTAAGTGTGTGTGGGTTCCAACCACTATCTTTATTTACAAAATGTAAAACAGTAGCTACTTTACCATTCACCTCCAAAATATCAGAAATATTTTTGATTTCAGTTAATGTGTCCGGTTCGGAATTTTTAACTATATTGTCTACTCGACTTAAAAGTTTTTTTATTTTACTCACTTATTTTTTATTATAAATATTTTGATTATTAGAATAAGATACTTATATTTGTAGAGAATTAAATATTAAATAGAATTATGCCAAAATCAAGAAATAGAAAAAATCACAAGAAAAAAGTGTCTGCACGTAAACTTAGGGTAGAGTCCCAACAAAAACAGATGATTAAACAGTTAGAGGAAATAAAAACTAAGTACGCGGAAGAACAACAATCAAAAGAATCGGAATCTACTGGTGAGGTACCTTTTACTTTAGATAAAAAATAATATGGGGGTGACTGGAATTGATTGGCATCCGTCGATTAGTGTCAGCACGTCGAGCCTGAGTTAAGCTCGTAAAATCTGATTCATTTTTTTAACTGGCAAAACAATTGCTAAGTTGGCAACTCTAGGACTTGTCCGTGAAACGTCAACAGTGGCTGTAGCGTAACTAAGTTACGATATAGCTCCACTCCTTCTAAAGAATTTAAGATTTGTGTCTTTAGTTTTTGGAGTGTCAAATAGACAAATCGAACCCGGCAATAATTGTTCCGTCGGAAAGTTGGAGAACAATTGCGAAGGTCCCCAAGGTTGTTTATTCTATAAGGGCATTCAAAGACAAAGGAATAAACTAAACGTGTAGGATAGACGTTAGTAGAAGATGAACAAGACGGGGGTTCGATACCCCCCACCTCCACCAAAAAGAAAAGGACCACTAGGTCCTTTTTTTATTTTAATATTTTTTCCAAACCTATTGGTTTATTTTCCAATACTTTAGATAAACCAAGTTCACTTTCTAATTTTAAATTACCGTTACGGTCAATTATTATATCATCTTCTTTACCATCTTCACTTAACTTACCATTAATATAACTATTAAATTTAACAATTATATTTTCTGGTACTTTGTGTTCTGTACCACTTTCTTCATCCAACTCATCAAACATTAGTTGTTTTAATCTAATTTGTAAAATTTCTCCACTTTCCCAAGCTTGTAACCCCCCAAAATTAGAAATACAATTAGTTCCGTTTTTTTGTGTTATATCAAATTGTCCGAGAGGTGTTGATTTACTGTCTCCTTCATATATAGTTAATTCTCTAGGTATTGAGGTTCCTTTCATACAGTGACGACTTAACATTAAGACTAAAGCGTTATTTAAATCACTTCTTAAATTATCTACTCGTTCAAAAAATTCATTATTGTAAAAACCTGGTGCGTTAGTGATAGGTGGGTACGACCCTGTTATTGGACTGTTTTCTATTTTTTCTCTAATTCTTTTTAGCGTGTTTTTTCTTGGTGCTTTTATAGTGTGAATACCAGAATCAAGTGTTTTACCTGGACCAGCAAACACATAAGTATTTTCTAACACTATTGTTTCTTCATAAGTACAACCAGTGTGTATGTATGTAACACCATCAATATCTACTCTAGTAGAAATTCCAGTAAAATCAGAATCGTCTAATCCTTCTGGACATGTATTCGTTTTACACCAGTAAGATGGACTAGTACTATCAAAACAACCATAAATCTTACCAACTGTTGGAGTTGTGTCTATTACCGATTCGTCTTCACTTTCGTCTTTTTCGTATTTTGGTTTAAATTTATCACATATTTGTTTCCAATACTTTAATGCTGTTTTTGGTTTAAGTGAATTTTCGTTTTTTGCATAATTTAATAGTGTTGCTTTTACGTGACAAATATATTCGAGAGTTTCTGCTTCCTTACCAGTTAAAGGTTTATAGTTGTCCTTTTCTTTATCACTTAGAGAGTCCAACGGTTCTTTCGTGGTATCCACATCAAATAATACATCCTTAAGAAGGATTCTTTTTAACTCATCTTCTAAGTTTATAAGGTTACCCCCTTTTTTCATGTAAATGTCAGCAAAAGGTAAATTATCAGAAGATTTAGTACCATCTTCGTTTTTTAATGCATAGAACATATTATCTTCTATTCTATCACTACACGTTATACATTTTTGACTTTCTGTAAGACTTACATTAAATTGGGTTAGTACGGTTTGTACTTCTGAACTTTGCGTCTGTTTTTCTAGATACTCTTTAATCTTATCTAGATTTTGTTCTAAAATTATACTTAACCCTTCCTTTTTCATTATTGTCCTGGTCTTAATTTACAATTATCATCACCTCCACCAGCGGCCGCAGCAGTATCGTATATTTTCTTTAAATTATCAAAACCATCTTTTCCTTTACAATACTCAACAAAATCTGAATTAGTTTTTACGCCCGCATTGTTTAATGCTATCCCAACATCCTTACTTACAAGTGTACCACCTATCTTACAACCACCATCATTACAATTACAATCATCACTACCAGATTTACAACCAGTACCACATTTTGCTAAAGGAATAGTTACTTCAAAATCACCATCATCATATTTTATACTTTGTGGGTACTTTAATAGATACTTCTTATTTTCTTCTACTATTTCCATCCATGTATCATAATTTACGTCTGACGTGTCTGGGTCTAAATAAGGAAGTTTATTTATTTTTGTTTTAATGTCATCCCAGGTTGCTCCTTTGAATAGAGCAGCCCACTGATTCATATTTTGCATGTCATCGTATAAACTAGCGTTAAAGTTAGTTTCGTAGTAATCGGAAATTTGTGACATTTTTAAGATATCGGTTGCGTCTTTGTCCAGTATATTTTCTACAACCTCCTCGTCTGGTCTAAAAGTACCAGCCATATCCAAAATTACTTTGGTTATAGAGGGGACACCTAGTTCAAATTTATATTCACCAACAGTGTAATCTACTTCGTCATCACCTAAAATTGTCCACCAATTACCACCCGCGGCATTATTATTTAGTGTTGCGTATAAAGCTTCAGCTAACATTTTTACAGTATTTTCATCTTGTATAGAATACCTTTTTAAAAATGCTCTACTAAATTCTACATCATTACAGGTTACAACTGTGCTTGATTTATCAGCTTCTTGTGGAGTCCCGATTACATTTCTATATAATTTACCTGTTAATGCATCACTAACCTTATCTGTACCCACACAATTTGAGAATGACTCAATAACTGATTTAAACCATTGCACCGGTGACAGTTGTGCTATATCTTTATCCCTTATACTACGATAGGTACCAAATATCCCCACCCCTATCATTAGAGCATAGGCTGAATCCCATACTTTATCTTTTGTTTTAATATTTCTGTTAAATATTTTCGTAACATAGTTATACAAACCTTTTAAGACTGCACCTCCCATAACATAGTTATAGAATCCGGAAAGTAGTATTTCACCAGTTATTACTTTAAACCACTGCTTATTTCCTACTACATTACCATACTTAATATTTCTAAACACTTTCATTGGGTCTACCGCTTTAGTTAAAAAACTAAAGTATTTTTCTAATGATTCACCTTCTTTACTTAGTAGTATACCTAAGTCATTTATTAACCTACTAGTTTTTTCCAACCCTAGAGTGTCTGCTACAGTTTCTATTAACTCATCGATTGTATCTTTGTATTGAGCATATTTAACTCTTTTTGTAAAATCTGAACTAGACATTAAAGCTTTTTTTATAATTTTGGTAAATTGTGGGTTTGCTCCCATTAAAGCTATTATTGCTTTTTTAAGTCCGTCTGTTAACGGACCTCCTTTTAAGAAGGATTGTAGACTTCTCATAAATTCTTCTACAGTACTTATGGAACCATTTGTTACCTGCTTAAAGTATGATTCTAGTTCGTTAGTTGGTAGTCTTAGAAATGGTGGTATGGAGTAATATTCAGTATTATTCTCCACAATCTCTCTGTAAGTTTTTTCGTCTATTAATTGGTCTGGCTGGTTTGGAACTACTCGGTAGTAGTCCGTTTCTATTGCAATTTTTTCTCCCTGTTTGGTTGCTATCGTGGCTGAGTCCTTACCAAGTTCCTCACCTAACTCATTAAAATATCTAGTTATTGTCTTAATTTCAGTTCCTTTTTGTATTATCTCATTCCATTCGTCTTTACCCTTAGCAAAAATAATCAAGTCATCAAATTTGTTTAAGAAACTAGGTATCACACCATCAGTTTCAAAACCTAAATCATCCATGATTTTTACTAGTCCTTGTGGTGTTATAGCATCATCTAAAACTTTATTAATAATTTTAGCCTCAACTTGTTCCGATAATATATTACTAGAACTATTAACCATTATTTGGTTGATTCTATATAACTCTTCGTTTAATGTTTTTTTACCTCGCATACTTCAGTTTTAATTGTTCTTCTCTTTGATTAATTTCTTCTTTCTTATTTATAAATACTTGGTCAGTATCCATTAATAAATCTATCATCGTATCTAAATCATCCTCGTTACCACTATAAATACCTTTTAGTATTTTTTCAAGTTCTATTTCTCCTTTTTCTAAGTCATTGTCACCAAGTGTGAACAACCAATATTCCAATATTTCTTCATCTTCTGCATGGGCTTCTATTGTAGCTCTCCATAAACCATTAATATTATCAGTATAAGCGTTATTTATTTCTTCAACAATTTCATTCACCTCTACTATTGAGAGGTCCTCACCCTCAACATTTACGGTAATTTCAGTACCATCATCAGATACGGTTACATCACCATCAATTTCTTGGTTTAATATATCCTCTAATTCTCGTACTTCATCTAGGTTTTTACTCATAAAATTCTTTTGTAGGACAGCAAATAAAGTACATGTAGCACTTTCACCTATTTGTTCGGAGTCCAACTTAATTTTTATTGTTTTTAGTCCCACTATAGGTGCAGTATTTGATGCGACTGCAAGTGTGTCCAATAACACATTTTTACCATTTATATTTAAAGTTAAATCGAAACAACTTACTGTGTTTTTTATAGCAACACCCGCTAAAGTCGCTAAAATCATTTTAAATGGTACACCTAAATTATATTTCATTTTACCAACAAAACTTCTCCAAGCTTTTCTATTTGCAAATAATACTGATGACAGTTCATCTGCCCCTTTACTAAACTCAGTATAAGGTAAATTTTGTGTAGATTTTTTAAATGCTGGATTAAGTCTTCTTAAAGCATGAAATTCAACAACGTCTAGTGTTGAGAATCTTTTTAGAAAATCTATACTGGTTTTAGTATCTATATCCAACAATTTCATCATTTCCTCTTTGTTTTCTTTTAAAGCCTTAAACACTACCTGGCCATTTTTACCATATTTCGCAACCATCGATTTTTTACCATTTTCTAAACCATATGTTAAAATTTTAGCTAATTTTTTATCACTAATTTTAGCCACTTTAATAATATTTGATAGTTTTAGTACTTTTAAGAATGGTATAGTTTCTAATGCTATACCTAACACACCCCAGGCTGTTTGTCCTTGATGTAAGTCAAAAGCACCACTTGCTACACCCATTCCTGTAGATAAAGCTATTAGTGCAACCCCAACCGGTGCACCAACACCTGTAGCGGTAAGTACGAAACCTACGACTACCATCGCAACTGAAACCATATCCCACCAAAATTGAATTTCGTCTTCTTCTTCTATTGTCATTTCTCTTTGTTCGAACTCACTTTCTGTTTTATCCATCCAGTCACTTTTTTCCTTTTCACTCATCGAGTCCCAATTTTCTGGTCTTTCCTCGATAAACGCAAATACATCTCCAAATTTTTCCCTAATGTCTACCTCTTCATTTGATAGGGATTTTTTTCCAACACCAAACCCACAATTTGTTTGTAGTAACATCTCAGCAAAATTTCTCATATCTTTAAAATAACGTCTATGTTGTTCTTCGTTAAGTGGGTAAGATTCAGATTCTTCTTTTTTACCTCCAACCATATAAGCCCACTGTCCTGAGTTATAATCTTTTTCTTGGTTGTTAGTTCTATTCTTTATATAATTGGATACTAACTTTAGTACGTCATAATCGTTAGAATCGGATAATTTTTTTTGTAATGCTTGTAATGTTTGTTCTTTACCACTATACCAATCTTTTTTATTAACACCTAAATCTTTTCCTGTTTTTGTGGAATAAGCTTTTTGTAGGTACATTAGGACTTTTGGTTTTACATTTTCTGGTATTTCAGCATCACCCACCAGATAAGGTCTACAAAAATATTTTGTATTCATTTTTTCTCCACCCTCAAAAGCAAAAAGTGAGGGTATAACAACTTGACTGTCATCAACCTCAAACCCTGACATTTCATGTGTACCATCTAAAGCTAAACCTGTTTTACAATTTATTTTTTTACCTGTTTGTCGATTAAAACAAACCTCTACTTCACCCAACATTACTGTTTTAATACCTGGTATGTACTGGTATAGTGCTTGTCCTTCAGCAATAGCATTATTTCTAAAAAAACCTTCTTTAGCGTTAAAGGGGTATAGATAACCTTGTAAATATATTTTAACTCTGGATGGTAATTTTTCATAGGTTGTATGAGGAATAACCGAAAATGGTTGTATGCCTAACTTTGTCAAAGCATTTTTAACCCCACTATCTAAATTTTGCCAAGCTTTCATAGCTTCTTCTTTAGTTCCACCATAACTTTTGATTGGTTCACTGGCTTTTACCGTAAGGTAAGAAAATTGAGGTTCTGTTTGTTCTTTTATTCTTTGAGCACGAAATTCCATAATAGTTTCAGCTATAAACTTTACCATTTCGTGATGTGGTAATTGTATTTTTTTCTTTTTTACCATAGTGGGTTTCCTTTTCCTCTTGTTGTTTGGTAAGAGTCACCCCATTTAGTATTTGCTACTTGGTTGGCTACTCCTCTGGCTATACCAGAATCCCAAACACCAACTGAAGCTGTACCAGCACCAGCACCATCATCTGACTCACCACTCTCAGTCCCTTCCTGTTCACCCAGTTCATACCCTAATTCCATATTATATTCATCAGAAGAGTCCATATAACTATCTTCAGGACCATCACTATTAAAATTATAACCTTTTTTAATTTTAGAGTAGTTAGTTGGGGCTTCTTCAAAACCTTCACCATCTAATTCGGGTTGTGAACCTAAGGCTCCTTTACTATTAAAATCGTAACTTGACACGTCATCTGTGTCTGGGTATCCACCCTGTAGTCCAGACATGATATCCTCCTCAATAGTACCACCACAAGACATTTGTTTTTCTTCTACTTCATCATAATCAAAAGAATTTACAACACTATCTATGTTGTCAGCCATTTGGGCGATTTTAGATTCCATCCAGTCATCTAATTCTTCACCTTTATCTAACCTATCATACATACTCTGAGATTTTTTAGCTATATTGTAAAGCTGACTTTTAGCCATATATGACTTTTGGTGGTTACCTTCTTTTAATGGTTCTTTCTGTGAAATACCCATTATTTCTTTTACACGATTTATTTGTTCTTGTATTTTTGGCATAACTAGTTCTTTATATAAATATAAATATACCGATATTGGTGTTAAAGCCTATGTTTTTACCCTTCTAAAACATCAGGATTATCTTCGATATATCGATTTAACCCTTCTTGTAGTTCTAATGTGTCTACATTTTTTTGTATCGTTACAGTTGAGGTGTAGTCTTCTTCGTAATCTACCCAATCTACATTATCAAATAATTCACAATATTCTTCTAAATCATCTAAAAATATTTCTAGGTTTATTAATTTTTTTGTGTCTTTTTCCGAATATAATAATTCTACAAAAATGCTACCTCTATAGTCATCTATTGTGTGGGAAATAATTTCTTCTACCATAATATAAAATCTTTGTTGATTAAATATTAGGTTAAGTGTGAAAAGTACTAGAGTCTACGTGATTTTAACCAGAAAATTTCTCTACCAGCTCTAGTTTCTAAAGCTCTTAGTTTTTGTTTAGATTTTCTTAGTTCTGAATTTTCGTTTTTTTCCAGGTCGGCCATTAAAAAAGAAACAAACTCTAACATATCTGCATTTAATTCTTCTACGTATTGTACTCTAGATTGCAGTTGTGTAATTTGTTCTTCCATTAAACCAACTATTTCTTCTGGTGAAAGAATTTGTTCTATTTCATCTTCCAAATCAGATAAAGTATTTTCATCTTCTAAATCCTCATCACCCATATCTACATCCAGGTCATCCATATTAAATAAAGTTTCATCAGCATCCATATCCTGTTCTAATATGTTTTTGATAACTTTTGTTAATTCTTCTTCCGATAGTGTTATTTTTTTTGCCATAATCTTTTTTTTATATAAATATACAGATAATTATATTTGGTATGTGTTTTATTTTTGTTACCTTTGTGGGGTGAAAGAAAAACTTAAAACACATAAACTGATTGGGGTCTCTAGTAGTGACCAAATAAAATTAGTTAGTGTTGGTAAATTAAAACAACGAGGTTTGGCTCATGTGGCTTACTGGAGTATGGGTAAAACTTATTTTTGGGTAAAACGTGGAAATAAAATTTAAATAACTAAAACTATGGGACATTACGAAGATTTATTTTATGAAATACATGATGATATTAAGAGCAAAGGACTAAATAAGGAATTTCAAGCTCAATTAGAAAAAATGAAACACCAACCTAAACACCAATATAAGGAAGTTAGGGATAGGTGGAGTTATGCTCACAATAAAGTTACTACCAAATCTATAAGCAATAAAAAAGCCCTGAATTAACAGAGCTTTTTTATTAATAAGTAATTTAGTTACTTAGAATTTGTATGATAAACCTAGGTTGAAAGTTCCCTCTCTGTCCCCAGCTTCGTCTTCTTTTAATCCCATACTATAGTTTGGTTCAACATTAAGACCTTTCCAAACATTGAAAGAGTATCCAAGTCCAACCGTTAGGTTGTCCATTAAATCTTCTTGTGGTGCTTGTAAGGAAACATACAAATCATTCTTCATGTTGTATCTTGCCCATAAGTCATAAATAGTTTCACCATCTACGTCCTCACCATTTTGTATTAAACCCAAAGTCCATGTACTGTTAACAGCGTAACCAAAACCAAAGTTTTGAGTTAACATGTCCATAGTTTCTTCTTGGTCACCGTCATAAGTAGACACAACCATAAAGTTTTGAGCTGAAGCAAATAATGTTGATAGTGCTATAGCGGATGTTAAAAATAATTTTTTCATTTTATAATTTTCTTTTAACTTTTATACTTTCTAGTTATTTTTTACGAGATGTTGGAAAGTCTTCATCTCCTATTTTCACCTATTTACTTTTTAGTAGTGAAAAATGATGCTAACAACACTAATACTACTAGACCAACAAAACCTCCATTTCCTAGAGAGTTGATAAGAGCAGTAAGGTTACCTACCACATCCATGTTAAAAATAGCACCGCCTGATAATACGAACCAAAGAATTGATACTGGGATTACTGCCATTAAAATTGACCCTAATCCACCAAAAAATCCTGTGATGTATTTAATTACTGAATCCATATTTTTTATTTTTTTTTTCAGTTTATATCTCTTTAGTTCCGGTAACTTAAGAGATGACTTCTTTCTTTTGGATACCCATTTTTAGGAAGTCTTGTTAATATGTACGATTAAATAATGAAAAGTCAATATTTTTAAGAAAATAGGTGTTTTAAGTATAAAACATGGTATAAATTTATGGGTTAGGTGTGGTATTTACGACAAAACTACCTTGATTCTAAGCCAAATTTGTATTATTTTTATAAAAAATGTTATGGGATTAAAGAAAATAAAACTACAAAATAAAGAATATGATGTGTCAATTTTAGATTTACTAAGATTATTAGACCCATCTAAAACAGGTAAATTTATGTCGATTTTACTTAATGAACTTAAAAATATTCCAGCGTATGAATATGGTGATGACACCCAAAATCTAAATTTAAATGTAGATTCCTTACCTGGAGTTAATAAAGTAATTCTTAATTACTTAGTTGAGTTAGTTGGTGGTGTTGAGGTTATTGAGTCTTTGAATAAGTTTAATGACTTTCTAGATAGAAAGTTAATTTCTAAAAATGATGTACAACAATATTTGGATTTATCTGAAATTGTTGATGTAACTTACAAGAAAGAGTTAGAGTTAAAAAACTTCCCTACAACACCGCATACTCAAATAGTTAAAGATGGTGATTACCTTATTTTAAAACCATTAAACATTATATCTAGTAGAAAATATGGGTCCTTAACTAAGTGGTGTACTTCTAGTAATAACCCAGAAACTTTTTACAGTTATTCTAAAAAAGGTATATTACTTTATGTTATTCCTAGGTCTAGTAAAGATAAGTGGGCGGTCTATTATGAACTTAGTAGTAAAGAATTGTCTTGGTGGGATAGTAAAGATAATAGGGTAGATGGTTTAATGGTTAACATACCTAAAACCGTGAAAAACCACATTTTAGAGTGTGTTTTAAACGAAAAAAACCCTAATAGTTATTACTTTAATGAAGAAACTAAAAAATTAACTAATAAACCAACAAATGAAATGGTTATAGTAGATGGTGAGGGTGATAATCAAGAAGTTGTGGTTAACCCACAACCTTTTACAGGTGTTTGGAGGAGAGACGTTAATGGCCAATCTTGGGGTTCAACTACCACACTTAATAATCATGATAGGATTGATGAGTTAATAAACAAGACCTTACAGTACCATTACACTATAAATGCTTTAAATAAGGGTGGGGAAGAAATTAGTTAGTGTAGTACTTTAATTTTTCTGAATAAACTGATTCTGGTTGTACACCTTGTAATGTTTCTTGTACTTCACCGTTTTTAAATATTTTTACACTAGGAATACCTCTAATACCAAATCTTTGAGCTATTTCTTTTTGTACGTCCACATTTACTTTAAATACGTTTTTTGGGTAGGTTTCTGACAGTTTACTTATTGTTGGTGTCAACATTCTACATGGCCCACACCAAGGAGCCCAAAAATCTATAAGGACAGCTTTCCTTTCCTTATCGTTAATAATTGTGTCAAACTCTTTTGTTGTTGTAATATCCATAGTTAATTTTTTATAATAGTAAGAATAGTTTATTCCATAATAAATAGACTTTTAGTTGTGTAAGTCCTTTTTTTTGTTTATCTTTGTAGTACAAACAAAGGACATAATGTAACCACCAAGATAAATTTTACGTATACTATAATATAACAACCAAGTCTCTAACCAATTAAAATAAAAATAAAATGAAAAACCTACTCCTAACACTTCTAAGTATCTTAACTCTAACAGTTTATGGTCAAGATTTTACTACTTGTACAAAATTAGATTCTTTAATCTGGGAAAAAGTTAACGAGTATAGAACAACAGAAGATGCAATAACTAAAGGTTATGGTACACCAAATACTATAACTAAGTTTGGTTTAGGTGATATGAGAGAATATTGTTATGACGTAACAAAGATGAACGCTAAACTTTCATTCGAGACAATGAGACACTCAACTTACGAAGAACTTACACCTACAGCTAATGGTGAGTGTTTATATAAGTTAGTAAGAAATAAATGTATATTGGACTTATCAGATGATGAAACTTTGGAGTATTTAGCTTCTAAGGTAGTTAATGGTTGGATTAATTCCTGGACTCACCGTACAGTTATTGGTTGGTTGGATAGAGTTGAGTCTACTGTAACTACGGTATTTCATTTCCCTACTGAGGGAGGTACTCATATGAATGTTACATTTCATGCAAAATAAAAAAGACCCGAAAGGGTCTTTTATTATTTTATTAAAAATGATTTTTACTATTGTAATCCAATAACATAACTAAATATGTTTGATTTTCCTGATTTAACCACCTTATCACCTTCTATAGAAGTTTTAATAATAATAGTTTTAATCTTATCTTTTTTATCTACATTTAACATTAAATCTATAAATTGGTCTGACTGATTTTGACCTTCAACTTTCCAGTTTACAACATAATTATCAAATCCTGGATGTCCTTTAGCTTTTAATCCTTTGTTAACAGCCATCATAAAGTTATTACCTCTATCAAAAGCTAATTTTTGGTTTTTACCTTCATTACCTTCAGCGTATCCAGTATCACCTTTACCATCACTGTTAGGTAATTTTTCTGACCCCCAGTTAGCACTTGCACCAGCTTGTAATGTAAACACGTCTATATCAACTTCCGGTGGGAACATTTGGGAAATCTCATTAACAGCTTTAGTTACAAGTTTAGAATCTGGTGTAGAATCTCCCGCTCTATAATCTGTGTCATATTTTCCAGTTGCCTCATACCCTTTTTCTACAACATCTTCAGTACCTGTTTCTGCTGTTTGTTTCATACCTTTTGTTAAAGAGTAGATTACTAATAACCCACCTGGGTCATTAGGTCCTTGCATAAAGTTTAAGAACCCACCATCATCCATAGTCTCTACATCATATATTTCACGGTCATTTGCATATGCTGTCATATTAAAACCATTTAAGTACGTTACTAATGTACTAGGTGGTGTACTATTATTCATCGCTCTCCTACCGTCAGTCTTAACCTGACTTTGCATTACATTACCATGTGTTGCTATTGCACCACCCTTAAGATTAACTGGTAATGTTTTTTGGTCAACAAAAAGTGATTGTCCTTGCTCTTTAATAGCTCTTAAGAATGCTTTAGCACCCGTCTTTATATTACCACCACCCATATGTTGTACTATAGCTGATATAATATTTTCCGGTATTAACTTTCTACCTTTACTACCACCTATTGTAACCGGGAATGTCACAAATCTAGCTGACTGCATTAATGTTTGTAGTTCATTGTATCCTGGTATTGCCTTAAGACCTCTAATGCCTTTTTTTCTTAAATACTTATCGATTTTCTCTCCAGCATCTTTAACCATACCTTCTGATTTTATTTCGTAAGCTTCACTGATTAAATCTAAACCCATTATTTCACGGTTTCTGTTTATTTCAACTAATATATTCTTTTCCATAATTCTTTTTTATTTTATTTATAAATACTTAACAATAGTTAAATATCTAATTCCACATAACTGATATGTGTTTATCGTTTAAATCTATTTGTAGAGCTGTTGGTAGTATGGTGTGATACCTCATGTCTTCTTTTTCGTCTTCGTAGTGCCACTT